GGCGCAGCGGCGATTTATTCGGCGCGCAGCGGCGGCGCAGAACAAGACTACGTCGCAGTATGTCCGTGACCAAACGTTAGCGCCGCCTAAGAAGGGCTTACTTGCTTCTTTCTTTTCAGGGGGCAAGTAGCGTGCCAAATTGGTGCGGCAATCATCTTACAGTTTCAGGGGAAAAACACTTAGTGAAGCAGTTTGAGGATGACGCAGTAAGAAAAAGTGAAGGCGATAGTGTTTTCACTCTTGCTGCGTTTCATCCTTGCCCCGAAGAACTAACTACCGACGGAGGCTGGTACGACTGGAACATCAACAATTGGGGAACCAAGTGGGATGTTGATTGTACCGAATCAGATGGTAGCCAATATTATACGGGGCGTGGCGCCGGGGCTGAGTGGGTGGCGGGTTACAGTTTTGATTCCGCCTGGGCGCCGCCCCTAACCGCCATCGAGAAGATATCTGCAATATACACGAGGCTAACGTTTACGCTGATTTATGCAGAACCAGGCAACGGCTACGAGGGCCGCGCGAAGTTTGAAGACGGAATTCAAACAGAAGACCTAAACCAAGAGTACACAGGGGATCTTCTAGAAAGGGAGTATTTTTAATGCTAGTACTGACACGGAAAATAAACGAACGCATCCACATAGGTGATGACATTGTTATTACTGTCGTGGCTGTCAGAGATGGGCATACGGTCCAACTTGGCATAGATGCGCCTAAATACGTTCAAATCGAACGAGAAGAAGTACGACAGAAAGCTATGAAAGAATATAAGGAGAAGCATAGTGGCTAAAGCAGCTGACACGACTAACACGACTGACACGATGTGGGCTTTGCCGATTAAAAAATCGGCGACGCATATCAAAGAGTATTGCGGAATTGCGGATTGCCACGGCATCGAGAGTTTCATGCCGCATCCCAGTAAAAGCGCAGGTGTACTAGAAATACGCGTACTGTCCAATCGACACCGACACGCGGTAACTTATGTAGTACGCCTTAATGATGTGGATGCAGAACGCATTCGCGGACTTATTACCGACGAGAAGTACGTAGAGGCACTAGATAAGCTCAAGGAACGAGCTGTCAATGGCGAGTGTCTTTTAGGTGGCGGAGGAGCCGTTAAAGAAAGTTTCGAGTTGATCCCCAACCCGAAGTTGGATCCCTGGGGCTAGTTCTCAGGCGCACTTGGAAAGGATGTCAAGATGTGGAAAAAATGGAAGCAATGGACTGCTGTGTTTATGGAACTTTTATTCGGCCCTCCCTTAGAAGATAGAGAGCAGGATCCTACAGACGATGAAATTGAACAAATGATTGAGGAGGCAGATGATTATGGAATCTACAACGACTACTACGAGCAAAAATGCGGCTCAGCCGAACGCTTCGGCGCGGCCAAACGTGGAAATGACCCCGGTAGCGGCTAAGTACACCGCAGATGGCAGCTTGGCATCTTTATCGTCAACTCACCCAGTCGACAGCGAACGAGATGGCGCCGTTATATCGGAGGACCCGCCAACCGTGCCGGCAATACCAGTGCGTACGGATATATGGGACGAGATGAGTGCATTGAGAAAAGATCTCAAGGCAAACTCACGAGGCTACCTGGCTAAGACCCTAGCGCTCACAATTGGCTTCTGTTGCTTTGTAAGTGTGCTAGTCGGCACCGTATTGGCTATGCCCGTGATTGTACTTGTGTCGGTCTGGGACCAACTCCGCAAGTTTTTCACAGATCGAAAAGCAACTAAAAAGGTTGCATCAGATTTGCGGGTTGTACGAGGCAGCGAGGGCGAATAGATCCTGCCGATTAAGACCTTCGGGTACATGAGAAGCTTCTTTAGCAAACGGTGTAACGCCGTTATCTGAAAGAAGTCTATCAAAGTGTTCCGCATCGCCGCGGGGCAGCGTGGGGAGTAACTCTGCAAGTTTATCCATGTTCACGTGGAGACCTCCTACGCTGACCTCGTCGGCGAAGTCGGCGCCCATCCAATCTCGGATGGTGTCGAGTTTTACAGCCTGGAGATCTGCAACTTTGTAAATGTTGCCAGATGTCATAGGAATATGCGCAGCTTTAACCTGCGCAGCAGTCTTTTCAGTGACTGTGAACAGCACGTCTTCTGGGCGTTGAATACTACCGCCGTAGGACGAAACAATCCCGTTCTCCCTGTCAAAGACGTCGATAAATGCTGCTAGTTTTTGCATTTTTTCTGGGTGGTGTGCCGCAGACGGGTTATTACGGAGAAGGCTTGCAGCCATTTTAAGCTGTTGTTTAGCCGCGTGGTTATCTGTTAGATGCGCGCGGTTATCCAACAGTTGGGCTGCCACCTTACCGGAGCATGCGCCGTTTCCAGCTTGTTTCTCCAGGTACTCAGCATAATCTTCAACGCCGGCGCCGTGTTCTGCTGCCTTAGTGAGAACCTTCTTTGCCATCGTTCTACGGTCGGCATAAGTAAATTCATCTCGGTGTGTATGAATGTATTCGGCAGCGCACTTCACTTCATGCTTATTTCTTAGCGGGAGGTGCCGTTCTGTGGACCCGTCGTCTTTATTCCAAACAAAAGCAAATGCATCATCAGGTAACGCGGTTTTATCATTAGCATGGTACTTTGCAGCTTTTTCAAAGACGCCTTGGATATCCGCTGCTATTCCATGATATTTAGCAGCTTTAACCAAGCGATTTTCAACCGCGTCCGCATCCCTGCTAGAATAGCAGGCACGTTTATCAGCAAAGAATGCAGCAGACATCCATGTAGAAGCAGATGTATGACAAGGAAAGCGTCTTGCGCGCGGGTCGGCATAAATATGCAGCGGCAACGTTTTCGGATCTCCGCAAATGTTACTATAGCTGGCATGCTTAACAAAGTCGGGCGGTCCGTACAGGCTTGTTATGCGGTGCAGCTCTTGGCCGGTGCGGTCTTTAGCTTGGTCAAGAACGACTTCCATGTCACGAGACCTCCAAAATGAGTACTGGCAATCCAGGTAAAAGTTTGAATATTCATGCCCCGTGGCATGAAGTTCTACAGCTTCTTGATATTAATGTGCAGGTTCTTGTGTTGCCTGCCACTGTATCTTGTCCACATTGTAAACAAACTAGTTTACATGTATATCAGGATATCACATCTGGCGGCGCATGGCACTACTGCTCCGCCTGCAAATTCGCCGGTGATACAATAGAGTTAGTAGCTTCAGTATGGAAGCAGGATATCGCAACGACCATACTTAAGCTAAACGCCCACGGCATTAGTTTCCCAGATGATGCGCTAGATCCTAGTATAATCGATCGCTACATACTGGGTCACGTAGAATACCGTAAAGGGATCCAGGCATTATGGGAATTATCTCAAGAACGTCTACCGCTTAATGATACCCACACGATAGCAAAATTGCATGATAAATTCACCGCAGGGCACACAGCAAGTAGTATAACATGGCCTCGTCGTGGAAAATGTTTTCTTGGTGGTTGTCATATTAACGATGTTTTACGCGCATTTCGTCAAGAGAAGGTGCGGAATAGCGGGCCAGATTTAGATCCCTGCACACTGAATTCCGGCTATGACCGCATCTTCAAGGGTCGCGGTTGGACGGATGTGCTTGTGCTCCCGCACTACGAATTACCTGGAAAAATACGCGGGTTTACGTTCATCGGGCGCGAGGGTAGCGCAAAAGACATACTTTACCGGCGCGTGAATACCCACCCCGCAGGGCGCCGCCCCAAAATAGAAACTAACGCAGCAGCGTACGATCCGGGCCTAACCATGTACGAGACTATGTTCTCGTACCATTCCAGGTACAAGAGCACGACGTTTGTTCTTGCTGATCCTGTTGCCGCTTTGCGCCTGCAGCTTCGGCACCTACGGCAAAGCAACACACCGCTTCCTGTATGCGGCAGCTATTCTGATGGGAAGTTGACCAATCGTTGGTTGTGGTCGGCGGCCTTTTCGCGGAATTTCATTTTTTGGGGTCGGACACTAACACCAGATCTCATCCAGCAGGCGCGCCACGCAAATGGCAAGATAGCCGTTGGAAAAACATTAAGTACGCTTGCGGCAGCGCCTTCAGAAAAATCACCTACTCAATGGCTTGATTTGATGGAACGCACTGCCAAGCCTTGGCAGGTTGTACTGGAAGATGAACTCAACGCCGCCAGCTTACCCGTCGCAGAGAGTTTGCTGTTACGGCTGCGGCTATCTTCTCAAGAGCTGAAGGAGTTTTCTACTGGGTGTAGCTTAGCTGTCCGTGAAAAATTGGCAGACCTATTTGCAACTACAAAGCATGGTTTTAAATCTGTGCTTGTGGAGAGTAAGACTTTAATAGAAACAAAAGAGGGCTGGTGCCTAGAAGATGGAACAGTAATCTGTGATACCGTAATTCGTATTGAAAAAGTGGTGCACCAACCCACAAAAAATTGCGCGTATTACCGAGGATACATAGAGAGAAACGGCAGTCGCGTAGAGTTCACAGATGAAGTTGAATATGTAGAGGTTCATGTAGGCAAGTGGTTACGTAATAAACTGATTTCTGCCGGCCTCGGGCGGCCTAAAGTCTCAAGGACATGGCAGAAGCACCTACTTACGATCGCACAAAGCTTTCACGAGCCAGAAAATGTGGTGGGGATCGGTTCCTTTGGTTGGAAAGAGGAGCAGCAGTCATTCGTATTTCCACATTTTGTATTGCGCAGGAACGGCGAAGTCGTTGACGACCCGCTTGTTCGTGTTGTTAATGACAATTCTCCCGCGGTTGCGTTACGACAGCCCCAGCTGCTAACGCCGCAACAGGTCGCACAATTAAACGAACCTGAAGAGCATCTGGACGTGTTTTGGGCGACCACAGCGTGTGTAGTGTCAAACATCATATCGCCCGCATTTAACCTGCCGCCTACAGGACTCGCGCTCTTTGGTGCTGGCGCCACTATGGCCGGGCGGGCAGCTGCCCGCACACTTGGTTGTGTAGACGTTGAGCTAGGGCAGCAGACGATGGGCAGTGCGTTGCGTAAATTACACACGGCTAATACGGCGCACGGCTGGCCGTTTGTCCTCAAAAAATACGGCACAGTAAAAAATAAGACACTCCGCGCATGGTTAGCTGACCCAGAAGCTAAAAACTGTGTGGTGGTTGCGGGCTGGTATCAAGCACAAGTACTGATGTTAAACGGCGGGTGGAACGTAATTGAATGCCAACGTCCGGGAACAACACTACACAGCGTCCTAGAGCTGGGTCCGATTGTATTGCCTGCCTTTCTACAGTACCTGTGCCGGCAACGATTGCAGATACAACGTGACGAGGGCCTCGTGCGCGGTGTACTTAACGAGCTATCCCTGTGGTTTGAAGGGCTAGGCGGGCACGACTTGCGCAGGTGCGGACGGCTACTACACGTCGGAGAAGTATTTTCCAGGGAACCGCAGCCGCGTGAGCGTTTTCTGAATATTGTCTTTCAAATGATGACAGAACATAAGTTGCGACTAGTCATAGAAGGGTTTAATAACGAGGGCCGCGCGAACCAAGCAATTCAACACAATGAACATATCTACGTGCCGCAGCAGGCAGTACTAGAACTTATCGCAAAGAAAGGCGCCCCGGGGCCGAACATAAACTTGCTTGAGCAAGAGTTCAACACGTACTCCGTAAATGGTGCACTGTACTGGTCTATTCCTGAAGAGGAGTGGCTAACCGCAATAAACGAAAGGAGACCCAGCGCAATAACAGAGGTAATATGAAATTCAAAAACAACACGAAGTGGGACACACAGCAGCTCCGAAAGATTATAGCTGCAGTTATGAATAGATATTTAAACAAGGAACAACGTAAAACTCTAACTATTGTCGCCGACCCGATTAGGACGGGCGGCCGCTTTAAAGTCGCGGTAACTCAGCAACAAGAGGGCTGGATGGCCGGCCGGCCGGGCCGCTCTTGTTCTGTTACGTTTACTGTTCCTAATGACACAACAGCAGGCTCTATTCGGTTTAATTGTGTCTCCTTCGCGCGGCGAAACGCTTGGAAGCACAAGAAGGAAACCACTACGCAATATACAGCCTGGTCCAATCGAGTGGGTGCGATGCCTTTAGACGAGGCAGTTATAGAAAAGAAAACGAAGGACCCCCTCGAGGAGTCGCAAAAAGGCTTGAAGTCCTCGTTAGCAAGCGCTGTTGAGTGGAAAGATAAGATGCTGCGCGCAGCGAACAAGGTCCAGGATTACGAGAAAAAAGCTAAATACCATACAGCACGTATTATATTATTGAAAAAACAGAGAAGCGGCGAAGTTCGAAAAAAGAAGTCCCCTAAAGCTGGCGACAGGGGTTTTCGAATCGCGCGCCGTAGACGAGGTACTTAATGACATTAACACGAAGCACGCCTATTTGCGTGAAATGTAAAGTGATTATGAAGTGTCACAAAAATGCTCAATTTGTACAGGACCCGACTGTTGGCGGGTTTCCGAGCACAGTTTGGAGTGGGGATGTCTGGAAATGTCCAGGCTGCTCGTGTAAGGTTGTAACTGGTTTCGGGTCGGCTATCGTTAACGGTGTTGGCTCAGTTGATGTTTTAGAATTTAAGTGGGACCTCAAAAGTCCCAACGAAAACGAAGGAGAGTAGCAGAGTGGAAAACGGAACGATTAAAAAACTGACGGATCGAGGCTTTGGATTTATCAAGACTGCAGCTGGCACGGAAATTTTCTTCCACGCCTCCAGTCTTGACTGCGCGTTTGAAGCGCTTAGCGAAGGTCAAGAAGTACAGCTAGAGTACGAAGACGGAGAAAAAGGCCCACGAGCAACATCTGTTGTATCTGGAACCTGTTAAGGCGCTACGGGGTATTAAAATACCCGCCCAGCGCATCTGATCCGTCGCCGCTGGCTGCTTGTACTTGATACTGATCAAGTCTCAGCCCGGCGATGCGGGAGAAGTCTGGGTACTTGTTGGGATACCACAAAGCAGCGCAGCCAATATTTACAGCTTGTGCAAAGTCATCGGATAGCCCGGTGGCACGTACAATGGTGTAAATATCGCTGGCCTGCTTGGTTTCTACCTTATTCTCAACGAGCGCGAGGAAGTCATGGATTAGGCCAGGTTGGTCTGTATCCCTGAAATCCCACTTAAAAAACCGTAGACGACCTAGCTTTATGAACATAGTAACGTAGAGCAGCATCCTAGTTTTATCGACGCGATAATGATCTCTAGGGTGTAATTCAGTCTTAGGCACATGGTACATAGGGGCCTTTGTAGCGGCGCGCACATAGGCTACGGGCATTATTCTCTCAAGGGGGAGGCCCGCCTGTACTATGAATGTTTCTCTTAGTGTGCCGGCCCCCGTATAGTCATGGGCTAGGAGATGGCATTGGAAATATTTGTACCAATGAAGTACTTCCTCCGCTTCACCCAGGTGATCATGCGGCGTTCTTAGGCGTTTGCCCCAGAGCACATCGATACCGCCTGCGGGCGTTATGCCAAGTACAGCAATTGTGGTGAGACTTATACCAGCTTCGCCGCCCCCGCCCCAGTCAACCGCCAGTATTCGTTTGCCGTAACTCGCAGTAGCCTTACGCGCGGCGTCTTCAGGTTTTATTGGGTTGTTCTCCCATGGTAGGCAGGCTGCGGCTTTTAATTCAGAGAGTGTGACGAGCTTCTGCCCAATGTCATATGATTCGCCCAGCACTTCGTTATAGAAAATATGTGGTTGGGATTCCCAGCCATCACGTTTTCCAATAAGCGTAGACCACTTGTCTACGCTTTCGTAATGGATAGGCATGATGACCTGCGGCACGTGGTAACCCGCGAAATCCCAGCGTTTTTCCGGGAACTTGTGGACCCAGCGCCCGAACCGGGGGTTGATAGACCTACTGCACTTAGCGCACACCGTAGCTGGTTTGTTTACGCTGATGTCTTCACGGACAGGCCCCAGCATTTTTTCCATGTCGTAATCCATCGATGGTATGTTTTGATGGTTACAAGAAAAGCAGGGCACGAACCACTCCGCTTGCGAGGATTGTTGCCACAGTCCCTCCAGGGTATTATCGAGAGTTTTGGGCGTTCCCGTGTACTGACTAAGTTCGTACTTCGAGTACGACATGGTCTCCAGAATGATCGGAATGTGCGCGGAGTCCATGTCCTGGACCTCGTCGATCGCAACCTTATCTGCGGTGATACCGCGAATACGGTCGGCGTCTAACAGCGCATAAGAGAACTGCATTTTTGAGTAGTTCTTGAATGACCGCTGTAAGACGTTTTGTTCTGAACTGGAATCTAACCAGAGAGCCTTCAGCGGGCTCTCATCTACGAATGGACGGACGTAGTTATTGCTGAATCTACGTACTTGTTCGAATAGCGGCGTGACATATAACGTCGTAAAGAACGGATGCAATACTGTTGTGACGACGCCGTCAGCCGCTAGGCTCGTCGATTTCGAAACTTGGCGCCCGGTTTTCAGCACGATCTTTCGGGGTCGCCTGTGCCGGAATACGGGAGCGAAGGGGAAGTGGTCCTGGATCGAGTAGGGTTTGCCTTTGAGATTTAAGAGCAAAGGCAGCAAAAACTCGATCGTTGGTAACTTACCCCCTAATGCATCTTTAAACTGCGTGAGAAGCGTAGCGTGATTAGATGCTGATTCCGTACGGCCAAGCTGCGAAATAATCTCTGCGGCATTACCACTTGTTAAATTAGGAGACGTTGCCATGAGTGACCTATCCCGTTATCGCGCCCAAGAAGAGGATGAACAAAGTAGTCCTTCTGACCTACAATGGTTAGAGGACAGCATCCATTTCTTAGGCGCTTGGACAAAGGATATCCTTAGTCCAAGTAAAAATTCGTCCGAGCCGGTAACCACAGAAGTTTCCAATCGTAAACCTGGTAAAATAACAAAGCGCAAGCAAAGCCGTGGGCGCAAAATTATTAGGATACGTGAACGGGAAATCGAGATTATCATTGAGGACGATTAAACTTGTCGCGTAACTTGGATGACGCGACCTATTGTAAACCACGGAGGGAACTATGCCCACGATTGGAAAATCGGCTTTTCGTTATTTGGAGCGCAAAAAGTTGATTGACACAATGCGAAGCCCAGCTCCAAAGTATAGCGTTATTTCTAACCGTATTCACAGCTATCCGTTGGATCCGCCGTTGCCGCACCCAGGGCAGTTGGAGGCGGGGATCCCGGATACTGGGGATGCAACTATTTGGCCCCATGGTTCAGAAGGAGAAGTGACATAAGTGAATGGATGTGTTTTTGTAGGGGGTATTTTACTGCTTTCCTTGATTAGTTTTTGGTTTGGGGAAGTACTACTAGGTTGCGGGTTAATTCTTGGCGCCTACTATGGGTTGCTAGTTTACAACCGACTTACCGGAGACGGGGCAGCAACATTTACGTTTAAAGATTGTGAAAACGAATGGGAAGATCAGATACGTGACAAGTAAATTACTCTTAGACATTGTGATGATCGCCCTGGCGATTAATCAGGTGTGCGACACGTGGTTCAACGGAACCATTTTTGCAGGAACCCGCGCTTATTTCGAAGTATGGCAGGATGTCGAGGGCGGTACGCGCGCAGATCGCGTAACGCGCTTTTTTGCCAATCTGTCGATGTGTCGTTTTTGCTTGTCTCACCATGTCACGTTGTTTTTTATTGTGGTATGTTGGTTGCCAACGTTTCTTTTGCCCTGGGGAATATTTACAATGTTCCCTGTCTATGGATTAGCTGCTCTGCGGCTATCCTTGCTACTAAGCGACGTGGTACCAGAGTAATAGTATTAAAGGAACTAATATGGCTGAGCAAGATGATCAAAAAGCGGAAGAAAAGCCGGCAGAACCAACGCGAGAGCGATTTGATGAGGAAGTCATCCGGAGATCCTTTGCGTTTGGTAACGAGGTACTTCAGGATATTCCAGAATTAGAAGTCTTGGCCATAGTGCCTGTGTGGGGTATTCCACAGGATAAGATGGTTCCGGCCATCTATCTGACTAAAGACGGCACGGGCATGTCACCGCACCAATTGTTAATGACATTTGACCGCTTCTTAGCCGGCATGGAATATAAACTGAACCGGACAAGAGAGCTGCTACAAGCAACAGGTGAAATGTTAAATAAGCAAGCAGGTGAAATAGATGCCAACCAGAAACTTCTCGCGGAGCACGCAGAACTCCTCTCAGAAGCCGAGGAAAGTAAAAAGAGTGAAGAAGAGTAAGCGCCCTAAGTCAGCGCGCCTGCATAGCTTGTTACAGGAGTTGGATATCAAATCCTGGGACGTGCTCTTAATAGGGGATGGTTCCGGCAGCGGCTGGGATATCGGGGTTGGTTGGTCGTGCGTAGTGATAGATCGATATACGAAGTCTCGGAAGCTAATACACGGCGGCGGTAGTACAGGAACTGTAAATATCGCGGAGCTGATGGCCTACGTGCACGCCATGCTTTGGTACTCTACCCACATAGGCCGTGAGCTGCGCAAGCAATACCCTCGCAAGATTCTCAATATTCATGTAATCACGGATTCCCGTGTTATTGTGACCCAGGGCAAGAAGGTTGCAGAACGGAACACAGAAGGGCTGGCTAACCGCGCGTTGTGGGCATCCATCAGCGATATCGCCCGCCAGGGTTACACATTCCACTGGCATTGGATCGCGCGGCTCACTAATGAATTGAACTGGGCGGCCGATCAGATGGCAGGCTCAGCCAGAAAAGCTGTAAAAAATTGCATGCTTACTGAGGACGTGCCGGATGAGAACGGCAAGTATACGGGGGTGTCGATATACGACATCAACCCACTAATTAAAAAATGACCAAAGGTTAGCGAAGAATAGCAAAGTGAGGTTGCGGCTAGTTATGCGTGGGTGTGAAATTTCGTGCATTGTTTAGCAAGTGCCCCCGTTATGTAGAAATATATACCGGGGGATTTTTAATCCAAGTGCAGTGAAGAGAGACTAGAAGTGCAAATCCAAGTAACACAAGGCAAAGTAGGACAATGAATATCTGCCATGAGCACGAGTTCATACTATGGGCACACCCGAGAACCGCAGCGCGTTTTGTATATTCTGCGCTGCGGAACCGCGGAAGCATGGGTCCTCTCACGCATCGAACCGGTGTTCCGATAGACGGCGCTGGTTACAGTGTTGTTTGCACGGTGCGCAATCCCTATACGCGAATGCTATCTGCGTGGAAGTGGACGAATGCGGTGGGAAAGCAGCGGTACTCGCCGGAGAGTTTTACGGAGTTTGTAAGAAAGCACACGCCGTTATGGGGGTTACCGCCGATTTCAAAGGACCTGGGCCACAAGTTGAAGATGGTCAAATACTTTGTGCGCACAGAGTCGATTGAGAAAGACTTACGCGCACTCCCCTGGGTTCCGGACACACATTCGTTCCCCAAGAATACGTACTGTAGTAATTATAAGGGCTACACTCCGACCGCTTTGTATGACGAAGAAGCACAAGAGAAAGTTCGCCGGTTGTATTGCGGAGATTTTGCAGAGTTCGGATACGATCCAGATGTGATTCCCGCAACGTTTTATTAACGAAAGAAGGACAATGAGAGTAACGGAGATTTCTGTAGAAGTAGGCAGAACTGCCACCATTAATTACCAGAGCGCGCGCAACTCAGTTGGTCTTACAGCCACCCTAGCGGCTGATGACCACGCGCCTACCGCGATCCGCTCGTTACAAAAGCAAGCCGTAGATATGCTTCTAGGTGACAACGAACAATTTCGGGACGCCGAAAATGTGACTTCTGTGGATGCGGAGAGCCTAGATGCGGCTATTCGTGCAGGGGCGGAGTCTCGCGAACACTGATTTACCGTGGGTAACGGGCAAATACTTTGTTATCCATAACAGGATTTTTGATCTAAGTCGTGCCCCGTAGTGTGGAGAGGATCTAAGAGGACTACCGCCGACAACAGGAAGTACGGTATGCATCCTTGGCGTGCAGAAATGTGCGCCAGGGGTTTTTTGATCTAAGGCCAGTCTTGAGGAACGAAGTTCGGGAAAGTCTCGATGAGTTTACTTGTGTACTGCCAATTTTAGTTCGCAATAGTGATGGAAAGCGGTGCGGATTTTAGCGCGGCGTAGTACAGTGCCCCCGCCATGTGGAAACGCGTGGCGGGGGATTTTTGATCCAAGGGAAGAGGCGCAAAGGGGTACCAAGTTGAGCTCCGCATACAAACGCTTAGAACTCGGCAGTACAGCGAGGGATAGCGCTGCGCAGCGATGCGTAGACTAATGTAAGTAAGCATCCCTGTCGTATGGAAACATGCGCCAGGGATTTTTTGATCTAAGAAATAGCAAAGCAGCGTACGGGCATGATCACTCATAACAAGTCGAGCGCACTCTAGGTGTGTGCGGTATACAAGAGTAACAGCCCCCGTCATGTAGAAATGTGTGACGGGGGATTTTTGATCTAAGCCGGGTAGGGTAGAGGGATGCTCGGTAAATACCAGCCGGGACAAGTGTGGCCGTCAAGTGCGGGCTCAGTTAAGTTAGCGCTTCCGTCGTGCAGAAATGTGTGGCGGGGGATTTTTGATCCTAGGAAAGAGCCGTTGTGGCAAGTGGAGAGGAGCCCAGACCAGCATCGTATAGTAGCGCTCGGTCAAGCTCGGGATACCTTAGCCCGCGTAATCAGAGATGGTTGCGCGGGTATTTTTGGCCCCGTTCGTCTAGTGGACTAGGACACCGGCTTCTCAAGCCGGGAACAGGAGTTCAATTCTCCTACGGGGTACATTTTGATCCAAGTGGAGTCGATATTACCGGTGTATAGGGGAGGCTAGTCCTGCAACGAGCAGTTCTGCGTCGCTCAGATAACCAGACTAGTGGGCCCGGGCGTTCGTTACGGGCGCTCGGGCTCATTTATTACGTGGCAAACTGGGTTCAAATAGGGAATGTAAATATGAAAAGCAGGAAGAAAAAAGTTAAGCAAAATACAAAGCGAAACGCGCCGAAAACATCAGTTTTGCGCCGCAAGAATACACGTTTAATGAGCAGGACTTCCGGAGGACGGCAGTCAGTTGTCGAAGCGCGTCTTGATAAAAAGGCCGATACAATTTTGGCCAAAGCAAAAATCATCAAGATAGCTGCGCAACCAACAAAGGTGTACCGCACTGTGAAAATTGACGATCTCCAGATCGACAACTCTTATCAGCGTCCGCTGAAAGAAGGTCATATTGCTGACATCATGATGTACTTCAATTGGGAGGGCTTCGGCACACCAGTTATAGGACGCCGTACTGGTGGCGGGCTATGGTTAATTGACGGGCAGCAGCGGATTACCGCAGCGCAGCGCTTGGGTGCTACCAGCGTTGGCGCAGAGATCCGCGATTCTGTAGGGCCCAAATATGAAGCAAGTCTGTTTCATTTGTTGAACTCAACGAGCGTCGTCCCGACGAAGATGCAGATCTTCCGCGCGGCATTGCGCGCGGGTAATAAGAACGCCGTTGCTATCAATAAAGCAGTTAAAGAGGCGGGATTTCAAATCCATTTGAATGCGGTCAATTATAGCGGCAGCGAGTGGCCGTATATTCGAGCACTCAGTCGTTTAGAAAAGCTGTTTAAGTACGGCGGCGTACAATTTCTTACGGAGGTGCTCTCGATAATTAGTGAGACGTGGCCGGAAGAAGATGACGCAGTTCGCGAGGACGTTATCGGTGGAATGCACCGGTTTATTCGTTTTACTCGGTACAGTGATCCGCGCCCCAAGGGCTGGTTGCACGAGCTCATGCCCACAAGGGGGATGACGCGCCGCGATCGTATCGTAGAGGCGATTACGCAGAAGGGTCTGACTGCTGCAGGCTTACATAACAAAGCTGCGAACAGCAAGGAATCGGCGTCTGGCTACAGCCGCGCCGAAGCTGTGCAGCGTATCTTGGACGAGACGTGCAGGTTTAATAGCCGCCGTAGAACGCCTAAAAGTACCGCTGCCGACGACATGGTTTAATACATGCGTATAAGCCCCCACACACACACTTTGCGTGTGTGCGGGGGTTGTTTACTGCTCTGTGCTGCTGCGCGATACAAAGCGGAGCTGGGTCAAGCGGAGAAATGCCCGGGCCAGCATAGCAGAGTTTTTGTTTTTGAAATTAAATGGAGGAATTTGAGTATGCCAACCACAAAAAAGGCCCCTAAAAAGGCCACTAAAAAGAGAGGCGTTAAAGGAAATATGTCTGCGATGTTAGCAGAGATGCCAGACGACGCGCTTGCTACCATAGAAAAAGAGGGGGGAGACCTTCTCGACCTGGAGCTTATTGAGTTTCACTGGTTGGAGTGTGAAATCATCGGATCAAGTCCTTTGGTTACTAATCGGTTCTCTGATGAGTCTTTGGATGCGATCGAGGGTAATCAGACCCAAGGAGCAACTGGTAAGAAGCTTAAGAAGCCCCCGCGACAACCTGAGAAGGAGTTTATGCAGGCTGCGCATATATGTAAGGGGAAAGCAGATCCTGCGCACCTTGAGAAGAACATCTATGGATTTCCCGCTGTCGCTTTGAAAAAGGCCATGGCTAACGGGAACTACAGATACGGAGGCGCGAAGGATAAGGTGTCGCAGATGGGCGCATTTCATGTGCACGGCCCCTGGCACGGGCTGATCGAGGTGCAGGGGCTTGATGACAAGCCGTGTATCCCCTCGATGGGACGTGATATGGTCCAGCTTCCTAAGGGGCAGATTGCGTCTATCGCGTATAGACCATACTACTTCCCGTGGAAGATGAGCGTATTTATCCGGTATTGTCCGACCTTGATGTCCAAGGACGAGCTGATTCACGCCCTGTATATCGCAGGCAATTGCATCGGCATTGGTTCTTGGCGCACGGAAAAGAGCGGGGACAAGGGCTCGTTCGACGTCGGTGATATCAAGTACCACGGAAAAAACTTCCAAGCACCTCTGTGCTCGTAAATAGTTAGTTACGCCCCCGGCCTCGTTGATTATGTCAGCGGGGCCGGGGTTATTTTTTTTGGCTTCTGGAGAAACAACAATGTCAGATCCTACTGAAAGCATTCGACGAGAAATGGTTGCTCACATTAATAACGAGCCGGCCACACGAGAGCAACTTGAAGAGCAGCACGGACGCGTATGGGATACCGCAGAAATGCAAAAAGACTTCGAGGTACTTGGTTTCATGGCACCGCTCGTGGTCGTTAAGAGAACCGAAGACGCCGTTCGCGGCGCGTTGGAATTCCAACATGCCCCGCGCTTCTATTACGGCTTTACGGAATCACAGGGATAGCCTGTGCATATTGTCCACATCATCGCATCTGAAGGAGCAGATGCCGATGATGCCCGCCTGATGGCGGAAAACGGGATAGAAGGCTACGGCAACGGAGACGTGTGGGATTGGTACGAGGTTGGAGGTCGCTGGGAGGGCTTTATCGGTGCCACTTATGGTGAAACTGGAGAAGAGCAAGTCCCGGGGGTAAACCAGCTTTGTTACGCAGAGAATCCCGAGTTATTTAACGAAACCATAGACAACGCGATCAGCGGTCGAAACGCTGAGTTACTTGAGGCGTTACACGCCATCCGTGGTGACGTAATTAGTTCTGAGGTAGTTCCTGAGCACTTCATGGGCCTGCCCATAGATAATAAAGAAGCAGTGGCAAAAAGGGTATCAGAGCAAAATGTTGCACACAGCGCCGAGTGGCAGGCACTACTAGCCTGCAATACAGTGGCCGATCTGGACAAGATAAACGGCCAACACCACCTGGTGTTTTACAAGGTTTACAAACTAATGAAGGGGGTGATGGGTCACTATGATTTTGACAGCCGCTTTTACGACGCAGACGCCGGTAGCACGGGCCGCTCGTACGTAGACGACCGGAAGGGGTGCGACCCGGATAAACAATGGATTACCGTTTTTGACCTACACAATTAAGGAGTTTTAAATGGCAGTACAGGAGACCTTTAGTCTTACAGACATCTTTGATGAGGCGCAGCTCACCAGATTAATCACTCTTTGGAAGAAACCAGGCACCACCACCGAAGATATATGCACTAAAATAATTGAGCCCAATATGGGTCAGATTAATGAAAAACTGAGCATACTTACAGATGGTAGGATGGCTGACAATTACCCACAGTACATTGCGTACTGTTGTGAATTTGCATTAAGGAAAACAGATAATTGAAGGAGGTAGCTATATGGCGACCACGGAAACGGCACAAACCCCGGCGCTAGCCACGCCAGTTGAAGTTCGATTTAGAGCTGCAACAGGTTCGCGCTTTAATAAAGCAGATGCTGAACGAATTGGGCCCGAACTACTGCGGCTGAAGAAGCACCACGGAGTTCTTACCAAGGATCTACTTGTACAAAAGGCGCAGAGCGCCCGCTCGATCTTGCATGCTGATTTTAATTGGGATGACGCAACAGCTGCGCATGCCCACCGATTGGAGCAAGCACGTTACATACTGCGGTCCATCATGATTGTGTGGGATGAGAGCACACCTGATGGCGGTGTCGAGCAGGTGTCTACGCGCTTGTTCCACAGTGTCCGCGTGAACAGCGATGATGAGGATGCCCCAACAAACCGCGGTACCCGCAGTCAACGCGTACACGTCACGTTTCGAGATGTGGTTGAGAACCCGGAATACGCTCAACAGGTCATCGATTCTATGGAACGAGCAGTAGTGCGGTTGGATGCACGATTTCGGTTTTATTTGGATAAAGTTCCAATGTTTGCCGAAAGGTACCAGGGACTTTTTGACGAGATTACCGCCTTGGAAGATAACATAGACTAGTTGTAGACTAGTTATCGGTCGTGGCTACTTGAGGAACTATCGTTGACAGTCCTGCACTGTGCCAGACGTTAATCGGCCCCGTGAGTGTTATTTTTGTCACTGCGGGTGTCAAATTTGACACTCACGGGTACTCGGTGCGTTATTTTCAGTAAAAACTAAGTATTTGGTCGTACCCAGCTAGCACGTAGATAACATCAATATTCGTTGATACGTGTACTTCTTGTAAATTTCGTCAACAATTATGATTTTGGCTTAAACCATTAGAAATAAAGGAGTTACGTGGGGTCTAGAGGCCGACCGCTAGGGAGGCGTCTTTAGACCCACAACACCCCACAGGGTGTTAATAGCATAACTTTTATGCTATTGCGATTTGACACTTTCGGGCACTTCGCCTGATTTTGCGGGCACTTCGCCCGAAAAGCACTGCAAGGAGGGTTCCCACAGTGACACGAGAGACGCAGATTCTTCGATTAACCGCAGATGAGGTGGCGAGATTAGAGCGCCTATGTACGGCGCCGGACCCTGATGTTGAAAATAACGCAGTTGTTTTCGATCGCAGTGTTTCGTTTAGTTCCAATTGTGTGGGTTACGTTCAGGTGATTTCTAGCGCTCATCCGGGTAAAAAGCCGTGTTGGACGCAGGCCGTGCTTTTTCAGCAGGGGGTATCGGATGAGCTCCTGGAGCTCGTTTGCACGCCGCCGGGCGATACAGTTCTAGGCGAATACAATATGCATCTTGGTGATAGGGAGTACACGATTGACGTAGTTCTAGACAAGAACGAGGAGTTTGTTTAATGGCAACACTGTTATTGGGCCCCCGCGTCCCAAACGTGGCGGCCACGTGGCGTAGCGGTATGAGGGAAGTTTTGCCCCTTCCTTGCTCAAATTTTCGTGAGTCTGCGCGTGCGCTAGCTCAGGATGATCTTCTTCGCGCGTGTTACCTTATTGAGAAAGTGTGGGAGTTCGACGAGATATACCGGGGTGACTACTGGCCACCCAGGTCGGAGCGTGTGGATATTCCGGAAGCTATTTTTGCAGCCACAGCAGTCGACCGGTATCCGGCGAACATATCGCTTATTTGTTGGTGGTCTTTGTGGCGAGATTTTCCAGTCGCGCTTGCCCTATACGAACACGAGCTGCTGATGACGGTAAAAGCCCACAACCAGCCCGGCCAGACGGGTATTCAAGGCAGGTACTTTCGAGATCTATCAACAGCCGTTTATCGGTGCGGTAGGCGTCTTCGCGAAGCTGACGTACCTCCTGCGTCTAAATTAGCGCGAAAGATTATAAAGGAGGTTGAATGGCTGGGGGACGAGCGGCTTCACTCGTGTCACCGGAGCTACCTTACGCATTCTAATCGTAAGTGGTATGGCCAGTACGGCTGGCGAGATCCTAATATCAAGCTGCGGGTTGACCAAACGGTTAAACGGACGACCTTGTTTGATCACGTCGGTGTGGCAATGTGCCAGACCGACTACGGGCTGCCGATGTTTGCGTATGAGTTTTGGTTTCCGGATAGCGTTGTTGAATTTGCTGAATGCGTTCGGTACGAGCATCCGGGTTTGCTGCGCGCAGGCGGACTAGCGGTGCCCGTCTAATGGCTTGGAAACCTACCAAATTTGATATCATATGGTCAGAAAATCTGATCAGAGTTATGAAGCAGGACGGTATCTGGTCGACTAAAGATGGCAGGTCTACTTACAAATTCGACCATAAGAATAAGACTCTTGTTACAGTGCTGAACCATAACCCGGAGTTACACGAACGAATCCGGATCATATTTTCAAAGCTAGGCTGGTCTGTGGATGACAGTGCCCCGACGCTTGACCCGGAGAGAAATTAATGGCAAAAAAGCGGCAACGAAAGAAGAAGATACATGTGAATATGCATATTATTAGGAAGAATACTAAGGAGGGCACGGCGGAACCGCCGATTACCGTTAAATGTGGTAGGGAAAACCACTACTGTAGCGAAGCCGAGATTCTTGGTATTTCCAAGTTGGTATACTCTCCGCATAGTCCGCTACTGAGTTGCGGGGCGCGGCTGGTTTTGGAAACCAAGGCATCTGTTGTTATGGATAACACAAAGGTTGTTGAGTGAATAGAAATGACGATATTCCGGGCGCCAACTACGTAGAGAAGGGTTGGGGCCACGAGAAGTGGATTGTGAATACCCCTGAGTATTGCGGGAAGATTCTTCATGTGAAAAAGGGGAAGCGTTGTTCATGGCACTATCACCGGCTTAAAGACGAGACGTTTTATGTCCAGTCTGGGCGCGTGATGGTGTTCATCGGTGAGGGCAACAACGAGGAACAGGCTGAGATGCTCGTACTAGAGCCCAGCGACTCGTTGCATATCCCGCCAGACACGCGGCACTTCTTCTTCGCACTCAGCGATGTGGACATCTTTGAATTCAGCACGCATCATGAGGACAACGATTCGATTCGCATTACTAAAGGAGATTGAGCTGTGGTTAACCGCGAGCCCACTATTTACGTAGCAGGGCCTATGCGCGGCCATGCGGACTTCAATCATCCAGCTTTTGATCGCCAGTCTAAGGTGTTGCATAGCCAGGGCTGGGTAGTGATCAACCCTGCTGATATGGATAGGAGCGTCCCCGGGGCTTTCGCCGTGGGCCTGGATGATCCCGAGTTCTTACGGGACGCGTTACGCCGTGACATCATAGAGATCTGTAACAAGTGCACGGCAATCTACATGATGAGTGGCTGGGAAAGCAGCAGGGGCGCCAAGGCCGAGTGGGCGATTGCCAAAGCCCTGGGCCTGGATATTTACTACGAGGCACCACTACCACGAGTGAGAACTGAAGTTGGTCCCAAGCAGTAAAGGAGTACTGCGATGGCGAAGAAGAAGAAGAGGAAAGCGCAGGTTGAGACGCGGACGCATTACGCTACGCGTGCACTTTCAGATAATAAAGAGCGAGTTTGTTTACGGTGTAGCAGACTTTTTAAATCTCTGGGACCGGGTAATCGGGTGTGCCAAGCGTGCACAACTGCTAATAAGACTGTGCAGATAACACAACGTTATACGCATATGCATGAAGAGGAGTAAGACAATGCGATGGGCGGAAGACGACGAGCGCGTGCGTGATGAGGTTGAGTCCACTGTTGATGAGCTTATCGACGCCGGATTTGCTGAATCGTTTCTTGGTGAAGATGGGGACGTCAGGTTCCGACTTACTCCTGCGGGAAGAGAGCAGGCTAGGGATATTATAGGGAAAACGGAGGAAGATGAGTGATTAATTGGTCAGACTGGGTGGCGCGGGAGTATAACGTGTATCCCATGGTCACTGGCCAGAAGACGCGTTGGATCGAAGCTCCCAGCGAGGAACTTAAAGAGATACAGCGTTTGCTGCTGGATACCTTGTTATACAAGCTTGAACCGACAGAGTATGCGCATGGGTTTGTACCCGGCCGCTCGATCGTTACTAACGCCAGCTGTCATGTTGGCAAGAAGTGGGTACTTACAGCGGATATCAAGAACTTCTTTCCCTCGGTGACGAAAGCCCAGGTTATTGATGTGCTTGCGCCGTTGGAGCTCGCGCCGGAGCGCCAGGCTATCATCGTGGAGCTAGCGACTCTGCGCGGGCATCTACCGCAAGGAGCCCCGACCAGCCCGCATTTGGCTAACCTGGTTGCAGGGTGGTTGGACATTAGATTGGCAGCAATGTGTCGCCGTGACGTTATTACGTATACGCGATACGCTGATGATTTAGCTTTTTCTGGTTATGAGGGTAGCCCACATTGGATGCTATCCGTTATTGAGCGCACAGTTGCTGAATGCGGCTTTCAGCTGGCTCGTGATAAAACTCATATCATGACTGCTAACCAGCGACAGATGGTTACTGGGTTAGTTGTTAATGAAAAGGTAGCGCTACCTAAAGGTAAGCGGCGTATACTACGTGCTATGTTGCACAGGTTGCATTGCAGCGAGGTCGTTGACCTGGAGCAGCTTAAGAAAGTACAGGGCCATGTGGCAATGGCGAGATTGGTTGAAACAGGGGGATGAGTAATGGCTAAAGTAAACAAGCTGAAGGGAATGAAGCTGTATAACTATTTGTGCACGATCGATCGCGTAATTGATGGCGATACCGTGGACGTGATTGTTGACATGGGCTTTTACTTGAAGCAGACGGTTCGTATTCGTTTATTGAATGTGAACACTCCTGAGCGAGGCGAAGATGAGTGGAGCATTGCTACGGAGGCGCTTAAGGATTTGATTAAACAAGGGGAAAAAGTTGATAAGAATTTTTGGCTTAGTACCCACAAAACCGGTAAATTTGGTAGATGGTTGGGGATGTTGGTTTCTTATGATAAAGAGATCGCTATTAACCTAACCATGGCTGACCGCTGGCCCTCGAAGTGGGGAGAGTGAGGAGTACACGTGATGTGTGATCAGGAAGAGCACAATCAGAAAGATGATGCGCAAAGCAGTTGTTCTGCTGATACCGGCTGGCAAATACAGGAAGAAGTAATTAGATGGATGACAGAGGGGACAGATCCTCACATGTCACCAAGATCGGATTGTGGATAGTGATTGACCTTGTGCTTATAGATATGGATGGAGTGCTGGCGGACTTCGCACGGCACGCGCTAGCCAAGTTTGATCGGCTGGACGTTTATGACAACTGGCCTGCGGGCAAGTACGAAATTGACGAGATCGTAGGGATTCCGCAGGATGAGTTCTGGGCAGAGCTCGATAAAGAAGGGCCGGAATTCTGGTCTAGTTTGCCGGTGTTGCCGTGGGCCGCTGAGTTATGCTCACTGGCGCGTGAGAAGGTTGGTAATTTCCACATCTCTACGTCGCCAAGTCGGGCTCCCGCATCCAGCATGGGCAAGGTACACTGGTTGCAGCAGTTCTTTGATCCGCGCTTTCGTCGGTACATGTTGGGCAGCCACAAGCATTTGATGGCGAAGCCTGGCGTGGTTTTGATTGACGACAGCGATGCAAAGTGTGAAAAGTTCATTGAGGCAGGCGGTGGCGCTATTTTGTTTCCGCAGCCGTGGAACAGTAACTACGATCAAATCGATGCCCGGAAACCGTACGGTAGCCGCCTGGCTTTCGTAGAAAACCAGCTCGACGAGATCAGTAATCGAGGGCACTGACTATGCGTAAGGGCATTATCTTGGCAGGTGGTCGTGGCACACGGTTGTTTCCCGCAACGATTGCGGTAAGCAAGCAACTGCTGCCCATCTACGATAAGCCCATGGTTTACTACCCGCTTACGACGCTCATGCTTAGCGGCATTAAAGACGTGCTCATTATTACGACACCTCGTGATCGGGATTCGTATTGGAGTGTGTTGTCAGATGGCGCCGACTGGGGCATCAATATTGAGTACCGGATACAGGATGCACCGCGCGGTATTGCTGAGGCGTTCATAATCGCTGAAGAGTGGTTGGATGGTGCGTCGTGTAGCTTGATCCTGGGAGACAATATTTTCTACGGAGATAAGCTGGCAGATAGATTGCGCACGGTTAGCGAATTGCAGGGGAGCACTATATTTGCGTACAGGGTTCCCGACCCACGTGAATACGGAGTAGTTGAGTGCGACGAAGCCGGTACGGTAATCTCTATTGAGGAGAAACCAACGGAGCCTAAATCTAATTACGCTGTAACAGGGTTGTATTTTTACGGGCCGGACGTTGTTGATGTTGCAAAAAGTGTAGCGGCGTCGAAGCGCGGAGAATTAGAAATTACGGATGTGAATCGCGTCTATATGGAGCGCGGGGAGCTTAACGTAGTTAACCTGGGACGGGGCACCGCCTGGTTTGATACCGGCGCACACGATGCGATGCTTACTGCATCTACGTTTGTTCAACTAATGCAGCAGCAACAAGGAACTTTGATTGGATGCCCGGAAGAAGTTGCGTGGAGGATGGGTTGGATCACGGATGAAGCGCTGCTTAAATTATCTCGGGTGTATAGCGCGAGTGGTTACGGTGCTTATTTAGCAGCATTATTGGAAGATGAAGCAGGGCCGTCCTCGGGGCCGTTAGCGGATCTTGTTGTTGGGTCGGCACGAGGCCGTGCGTCGTGAGTGCGGTGGGTGTCCTCCTACTTGCTGTGGTCCCCGGATCACGGTAAGTGACCGAGTACCTCCTTTCCTCGGATAAACTAGGTACGGTCACCGTCCTAGTTTTCGCGTTATAATGCCAGGCGCGTCCCTAACCACGACGGCATTTATTTTAAACTCCAGGGAGGGGGATTCGATGGGCGTTATCGCGCTAGTATTCGGGATTCTGCTGTATCTCGTTGTAGCTTACGATTTTTATAGCAAAAAGAATTACTCGTTAATGATAGTATTTATTTGCTATGCGTTAGCGAACATTGGATTTATCATGGCTGCACTTAAGAGCGGAAAGGATTTATGATGAGATATTTTAAAGGTCGAGGAGCAAAAGATACAAAGATTCTTAATGCGTATCTTGATATACGTCATAAAATGAAAGAAGCGGAGAAGTTGCTGGTTGAGCTGATCGAGCACCCTGGGTTCGATGATGCACTGGCAGCTGGGCCGGGGTTTAAAGCAGTACGCGAAGCGGCGCAGGACCGCCGGGCTAAGGTAGCTAAACTAGAGCTTGTGTTAGCTAAGCTCGGGTTATCGGACATGGGGTTTAAGTATGTCGACGGAGATAAAAAATGACGAATTTTTCTGCACACAATGTGCTGGGTGCTGCCACAAGAAGAACCTAAGGCAGTATAATCTTGAGCATTGGAACATTACGATCGGCGAGGATGGCTATTGTTCCCACCTTAAGGACAAAGTGTGCACGATCTATGAAGATCGTCCTCTGATCTGTCGTGTCGGTGAGTTGTACGATAGGGTCGACGAGATTAGAGATATTGAACCGCAGCTGGTCGCCCTTATTGATAAGGTGAAGAGCATGGTTCCTGATAACCCTAAGTTGGAGTACTTTAAGGTTGCTAATATGGGGTGCAACTACCTGATTAAAAGGTTGCACCTTGGATCTGCGTATTTTATTAATGTAGATAAAGTTTACACGGAGGTTGATAAGAAGCCCGCGATGATCGATAAACCAAAGCGCGAGACAAAAAAAGAGGACCGTATCGATAAGAAAAAGAGTAAGCGGGATTATAGGATTGAGAAGATAAAGGCTGTTACGGCTAAGGCGCTTGCAGTTGCAAAGAAACGTAAGTGGCTCGTTTTTCTCATTGGTATTGGGATTGCTGCTTACTTCGTTATGTCTAGCGGTAATTTCAGCGGTGTGCTTGAAACGATAAAAGGCTTATTCGGGAGCTAACTTGATGACTTATGCGTGATTGGGAAAAACTGCACGCCGAGGCCAAGGTTTTTGATTTGCATGTGCACCCAGGGTTGAAAGCATCCCTATTCAGTAAAGACCTGGCGAAGAGCCGCTTACCTATACTCAAGATGTTTTCTAAGTCTACGTGGCCAATGACCACCCGCTCTGACTTTCCTAAGATGGAGGCCGGAGGGCTTGATGCGGCTTTTGAAACCACGTACGCGACAGAGCAAGGGTGGCTTGATGATCTTCCAATTCTTAAGTGGGTGAAGTGGATCAAGCCGTCCGTTTGGCGGCAGTTCTTTGTGCCCACGTATTTCGACACCACCATGGCCACCATGGACCTGGTGGAAGAGCAGGCGCAGAGTTACACAAATACGAACTTTAATGCGTCGCACCACGCGTACGCGAAGTACCGGCGTCCTGTCAGATTTGCTACGGGCGTTTCTGAGCTTAAAGAGTTGCTTAGCACAGACGCTATTTGTCTTGTTCGCGCCATCGAGGGCGCGCACAGTTTGCAGCATGAGTTTATTGGCAAAGACCCTATTGATGATGCGCGTTGGGCAGACTCGTCCTGGTTGCAGCAAGCCGAGAACGAACTTCTTACGAGCCTTCAGACATTTTGGGATCGCGGGGTCGCGTCTCTTACTCTTGCCCACTTTTATCCAAATGCGTGTGTTAACCCGGTATTTCCATACCCGGAGCATGCGTTTAAGTTTGCTAAGAAAAAGCGAGGGGGCGTAGATTTTCTTGATCGCTGGGATCACAATAAGGGCTTAACGCCCCTTGGTGAAACCATCGTTGAGAAAATGCTTGAGCTGGGGATGCTTATAGACGTATGTCATTGCACACCAAGAGCACGTGCGCGTATCTATGAGATTGTCGACCACCACGGCGCTACTTCGTGTGTGCATTGTTCGCACACAGGGGCGCGGGCCATTAACAACGACCCATACAATCTTTCCGATTGGGAAATTCAGTGGATTGCGAATCACGGCGGTGTTATCGGTATCATCTTTATGAACTACTGGTTGTCACCGGATGAGTCAAATCTTGGGATGAAGTATATACTCAACACGCTTGAGCATTTACGTCGTATTGGTGGCGAGGATGTTATTGGAATTGGTACTGACTTTGATGGTTTTACAGATCCTCCGGATGAACTAGAGGATATGTCTAAGCTACCGAGGCTAACCCGGGCGTTGGCAAGCGAATATGCCGGGATTGAGGCAGCGAGTTATTCTGATGATGTCATCAGAAAATTTTTAGGTGGCAATGCTCTCCGGGTTCTTTTCGAAGGCTGGGGGCGGGCTTAATGATAAAGAAGGGATTCACTAATGAGGATTTTAGTTACTGGAGCCACGGGCTTTATTGGTAGCGCGTTTGTTCGTAGTTTTTGGAATAGACTGGCTGCTGAGGATAGTGTTGCGAGAGAGCATACGGTTGTGGGCTTTGCGCGCAACACTGTGATGAAGAATCAGCGGCGGTTACCTAGGCCGGCAGGCCCTGGTGAGCTCCCCGGGGAGAGACCAGTTCCAGATCAATTTGAGTTGATATACGGAGATCTCCTGGGAGATATCTCCGGCATCTGCGAGAAGGTAGACGCTGTTGTTCATTTTGCAGCGAGAACCTTTGTTGATCACGCGATTAAAGATTCTCAACCGTTTGTTGAGAACAACGTGATCGGTACGCTGCGTCTTCTTGAGGATGCGCGCAGAAATGGTGTGAAACGTTGGATTCAAATTAGTACTGATGAAGTGTACGGGTCCATACTGGAAGGGGCGTATTCGGAGAACTCTCCGGTTAACCCCACTAATCCGTACTCTGCGAGTAAGCTAGGTGCGGATGCCCTGGTTATTTCTTACGCACATACCCATGGGATGAACACCAGCGTGATACGGACCGAAAACAATTATGGTCCTTACCAGCACGTTCAAAAAGCGCTTCCGACGTTTACTAAAGCAGCGCTTAGTGACGAAAAACTTCCCGTGTATGGGGATGGATTACATGTACGGCAGTGGCTCCATGTAGATGACCACGTACGTGCAATTTGGATGCTATTACACGCTGAGGTTGAGCCTGGTCAAATTTGGCATGTTGCAGGCTGCCAAGAGCTCACTAATAATGAGCTGGCCGAGATTATTTTGGGCGCGTGTGATAAGCCTGTGGACAGGATCAAATATATTGACGACCACGATATACGCCCGGGGCACGATCGCCGTTACGCGCTTGTGTGTGACAAGATGAAGAACGAGATCGGGTGGGAGCCTGAGATCGGACTTCAAGAGGGTCTTCGTGATACCGTTCATTGGTATCGGGATAATCGTTGGTGGTTAGACTGGTAGAAAGAGTATGGCTTATGATGCGGAGTTTAGGGCTGAATTTGTTCCGGGGCGGTATCGCGATGTGGTGGCGCGCGAGGCGGTACTGTACCCGGTAGTTAATTTTGATAGGCGTGGTCGCCATACAGATTCTCGGATTATTTCCGCTACGAAGACGGCGGTCAGTATGTGGCGCGCTCGCGTCCTGGAACTACGCGATCATGGGTGGATAACTGCGCAAGGTGCCCGCCTACCGGCCACGCTGGCGTCGACTGGCGGGGGCCCTGTTGATTACATGCGAAATTGCCGCCCTAATTTCGTTTCTATGTACCCCCGAACGCGCCCCTGTAAGGCTTGGCACGCTTGCCCTTTTTGCTGGGCCCGCATGGTACAGGGCATTTATGACAGGGTAGATGCTGCGTTTCCTGACACATCCTTAGTTGTTGATGACGTACCGGGCAGATCCGGCACGTCTACAGATGGCGAGGTTAACTCCGGAGTACTGGCTGCTGGGGAGCGGAAGCGGCGCTCCATTGTGATGAATATGGACGATGTGCGGGTTGCTGCTGATGGTAAGCGTCGTCGAATGAGTTCGCTTTCTTCGCGCGATTTCCCGTATCACATGGTTACTGTTTGTATGCGGAGCGCTTACTCCGCGCGGGAGAGTCTTCCTAACTTGGTTGATAGCTTTTGCAATTCCCGAGGACGTATACGTGCAATCCCGTTTACGGGGGCGTCGGTCCTTACAACCGTGGAATACAGAACTAATCAGTGGCATTTGTCACATAGGTACTTACTCATGCTTCCGCCGGATGTTGACGTGCCGCTGTCATTTTCAGAGGCACCAGGGTATCGCCGACTCGAGCAACCTACTCGGCGATTAGTAATGGAAGCTGTTGCACGAACCTGTAAGTATCCTCGTGCTTTGTTGGTAGGGGATCCGCAGTATTACGTTAGAATTCTTCATGCGATCAATGGCAGGCGTCTTCGTGCGTTGTACGGCTGCTTTAGAAACACGAGGCAATATGGACAATAGGTTTAATACGGCTGGGCTTTCTTTAAAGCCTTTGTCACAAAGAAAGTCGAAACTCAGTGTTAACGATTTAGTACTTCCAAAGTTTTTGCATCCGTCGGTGGCTGGGGCGGCCGCGGAGTGCGCTGCTCGCTATCTCGCAGAGAAGATACGCGAGGCAAAAGAGACCGATCGTAAAGTCATACTTTTCATGGGCGCGCATCTAATTAAGCTGGGGCTCACGCGATACATCACTGATCTTATCTTGAATGGATATATCGATCACGTGGCTACCAACGGGGCCTGCGCTATTCATGACTTTGAATTGAATACGCACGGAGAGACCAGCGAGGATGTGCAAACGTACATCGATAATGGTCAGTTTGGTCTCTGGGAAGAGACATCTAATTTGAATGAGGTTGTCGCGGCGGCGTACCAGGGCGGTATTAATTGCGCCGAGCCTTATTCGCCCGGAGCGGGCCATTCGATCGGGACGTGGTTATATCACAACGAGGGCGCGAGCCCGGAAACGTCTATTTTTGCTGCGTGTCATAAAATGAATGTGCCGATAACGGTTCACATTCTTATTGGTGGTGATATAAATCACTCTCATCCCAACTTTGATGCTGCAGCGTGGGGCGTCTGCTCTTACAATGATTTTCTTATCTTTGCGGAATCCCTTAAAGGACTCCATAAAGGTGGTGTCTTTTTGAATGTGGGGTCGGCAGTACATGGCCCCGAGATATTCTTGAAAGCATTGAGTATGGTTCGTAATGTCTCTTTATGTGAGCAGTTTACAACAGGGGTTTTTGACTTTGCAGATCTTCCGTCATCCTGGCGAGATTTCGAACCACATCCGGCAACCCCGCTATACTATTTTCGCCCATGGAAAACACTGTTGATGCGGACGAGCAAGGGCGGCCATAGCGAGTACGTAGGCGGCAACTTTACAAATACGATTCCTTTACTTTGGGGTACGATCAACGGATTAGGAGATTTCGATGGCGACAATTGACGTTATTAACAAATTGAATCTATCTGACGAGAAGAAGCTGAAGTTACTGGCGCTGTACGTGGATCTTCCTGGCCTGGATGCCAGCTTCAAAGTGACGAGCCCGAGATCTTGCGATCTCCAGGACTTCATAGACGATGTCTTTAACGAGGACGAGCAACCCGCAGGAACCTGTTGTCCTGCGGGACCGCCTGGAGAACGCGGCGAGCCTGGCATACCTGATGAGGAAGATATTAAGACGCGGTACGACGAGCTCCTAGAGCCACTAGAGGACCTGGGGTTGGAGTTTGGGGTCGGCGAGGTGATTCAAGTTGAATCCGCGACCGAGAAGAGCACGGTTGTAAGTATTGATGTACCTAGTGTGCATTTAACAGACTGTATAGAGATTATGAAAAAGTCGGGTGACTATGAACTACCGCCGCCTGGTACAACAATTCAGGGGATTGCACATGCTATTATTGGCGAGCCACCAGCTGCGTTTGCCGCGATGTTGGTTAGCGCAGAAGGCGGCCCGTTTATCGATGCGTACCTTCAGAAGGATGAGGATATAATTTGTGAGCATAAGCCTATTCGAGATACAGAATTTCTAGAGAGCCGGGTTCGGATAAGCATGCGGTACGAAGATCGTATGTATGAGTTTGAGCTTACACCAACTTAATAGAAGCAGGGGCACGGATGCCACGGAAACGAAATTTACAGCACTCGAAAAAACCGCCAGCATGTCCGGATGATATGGACTCGCGGCGGTGCCTTCGTTGTGATGGCTGGTTTTGTTCGGAAGGCGCTGGTAATCGGCAGTGTTCCAAGTGTTTTGATGACACAATACATGTTAGTAAGCGTTTGCAAATACCGGGCACCACCATTGTGGGCGGGGATGGAATAAGCAGTGAGGAGTATTAGATGACGAAAGCTTTAGTTATTGGTGACATCATGTTGGATGCCACAATCGAGTGTGAGGTGTCGCGGGTTTCTCCTGAGGCGCCTGTTGTTATTGGTAGGGAGCGCAACCGAAAAGCGCAGTTGGGCGGGGCGGCTAATGTTGCTGCTAACTTAAAAGCTTTGGGTGTTGATGACGTGTATTTGTACGGCGTCACCGGGGATGAGGACGACGCGGCGCATGAGGTCGAAGAGTTGTGTAAAGATCTTGGGATCTTTCCCCGCTTTGAGTACAGGACAGCGCAGCGCACCACGGTTAAAACCCGGTATGTGGCAGAGGGTCAGCTGATCTTTCGTCACGACGCCGAGCGTCATTCCATTTCTAGCAACTACAAACAACACAGCACAGCCAAGATCGATGTGACTGAGTATGACGTAATCGTATTTGTGGATTACGACAAAGGGGTGGTCGGCGATTACGACACCTTCAAACTTATTGCTCAGGCTACGGCTGCTCAGATTCCTGTCGTTGTTGACTGCAAGCCCTGTAATCTTCCGTTCTTTACGGGCGCTACGTTTATTACGCCAAATGAAGCGGAGCTTGCGGAGATGTGCTTGCTGTATCTTCCGGCGGTTGAGCGTTCGCTTGAACAGGATACGCATGAGCTGGCAGCTGGATTCGGGATTAAATGGGTGGTTTGTACGCGAGGCGGCGCGGGACTTGATGTCTACTTTGTCGCGCGGGATTATATTCGCAACAGCATAGAACCGCCGACGAGATTTTTGCCGAAGCAAACTCGGCGTGTTTACGATGTGACCGGAGCTGGTGATGTAGTTACAGCTGCTTTGGGTAGTGTTTTAGCACGCGAGCGGGCCTGGTCGAAGCTACCACTGGCATCCCAGCCAGCCGTCCACGACTCGATGTTTGAGTTTGCAAATACTGCGGCAGGGCTTGCTGTGGAGCAGCCGGGCACTACGGTGGTTGATCTTGATGCAGTTATCACTGCGCAGACAGAGGATCGCTTAAGCAGTAAGATCCTCCTAGAGGGCGCCGAGACTGCGGTGGAGGCTCTTCAAGCGGTTGGTAGATGCGTGGTATTTACGAACGGCTGTTTTGATCTCTTGCACCCTGGTCATGTGCACTTGCTACATGCGGCGAAGAGCGAGGGAGACGCGCTCGTTGTTGCTGTAAACAGTGACGAGTCCGTGCGTGCCTTAAAAGGAGATAAGCGCCCGGTTCTTCCTCTGCATTTAAGGATGGCCGCATTGGCTTCGTTGGATGTGGTGGATTACGTTGTTCCCTTTGACGAGGAAACACCGGAAGGCCTAATCCGTAAGCTGAAGCCAGATGTGCTTGTAAAAGGAAAGCACACGACGGATTGTCCACATCAGGATGCTCCTGTGCCAGGCGCAGATTTCATGGCGGCACGGGGGGCCCGGGTCGTGTTTGTTGACACGATACCAGGCTACAGTACGACGGCTGTTATTGCCGGCGGCACTAGCTAGCGTCTTCTTCGGCATCTACATTTTTTGGACCACGTTCTTGGGCGTTGTCTCTCAAAATGTGGGTGCCGTGCGGTGCTTCGATGCCCAGGCGTACCTTATTACCATTGGTGTGTACAATGGTAATTGTTACGTCATCTCCAATGTGCACCGTTTCGCTTTGTCTTCGTGTGATAACTAGCATTTTTTTCCTTAGGGATAACTGGGCTAGGCGAAGCTGGGCGCTCAGTTTGTTAGAATAGTGGGTCAGTCCCTATGTTGGGAAATTGTAGCACAGTCGCGGTGCGCGTGGAAGAATTCAGTAATAAAATTTGATGAAAAGGAGGGTTGATGTCCGGATTTGTATTTTCAGCTGATTGGCATTTAAGTTACGGAACCTGGGCCGGCAAGCCGGCTCTCGTGGGTGACTCATACTACTCGCTTAGGCAGCTTATTGATTATTGTATTGAGCATGATTGTCCGCTTATTGCGGGCGGGGACCTTTTCGACAAGCCGGTTCCGGATCCCGTTAGCGTGAGCGTCATGTGCCGCGAGATGGACAGGATGCAGGCGGAGGGGCTGCCGGTTTACTTTATTCAGGGCCAGCACGAACGCGTAAAGCGCTCGGCGCTTGGGTCGGCGGGGCTTGGCGGGGCTTCGGAGTGGATGAATGTTCACGCGTGGCCGACGCATGTCCATAAGAAAACATTCTCCATTGAGAACAAGCAGTTCTATGGGTTGGATTGGACGCCCCCGGATCGTATTGAAGAAGAACTGGCAGCAATCCCTGAGGACACCTATTTCCTGGTTTGTCATCAGGTTTGGCGTGAGTTCATGGGTGATACGGTTTGCCAGCCGGAGTGTAACTTGAGCATGGTACCAGTGGTGCGGGAAGTTTTGACTGGAGATTTCCACGAGACGACGAACGCACACAATGGCGCATATACTGTCATGCATTCTCCGGGGTCTATTAGCATGCGAAGCATGGGCGAGCCAGCGGAGAAGTACTTCTTTCATTTCTTAGGTTGGAACGAAGTGGAAGAGGTCGAGCATCCGGATGTAGGTGAGAGTTTACATCCAATGGAAACCCTTAAATTACGAACACGGGTAATGGCGGAAGTAACTATCGATACAGAAGAAGCGCTTGATGCGTTTGTTCAACGAGAGTTAGCTGAGCATTTAGACCTGATACCTTTGGTGCCCAGCATGATAAGCGTTTCCCGGGGGCTTCCAGAAGAACTGGAAAAGCCGATGTTACGTGTCAATTATCACGACGATATCCCGGAGGTTTACGATCGAATTGTTGCGGCCGTTGGGGATACGGCGCATCTGTTTTTATATCCGCAGAGAGTTCGTGATGATGTCGTTGAAGTAGACGAGGATCTTCGCGAACGAATACGTGGGCAGGGTTTGTTGGGCTGTTTGTCCCAGGTTGAAGATGAAGATTCACCTGTGTACAGAACGACGGCGCGTCTACTGCAAAGTAGTGATCCGGCAACGGAGCTTGAGGAGATGCACGCCGAGTATTTAGAAGAGGATGTAACTGAATGAAATTAATTCGATTGGAGGTCCAGAATTTTTGCCAACATCGGCATAAGGTTGTGGAATTTAGTCCACGGCTTACTGCTTTTTTGGGGCAAAACGGTTCTGGTAAATCAAATTTGCTTACAGCTGCACTTGGTGCGCTGACTAACGATTTTAGTAGAACACACGGTAATAAAGCCGAGAATATATGTCAGACCGCGCCGGCATCTGAGCCGGCCTACGTCAGGTTACTCATTGAGCATGAAGGTTCGCAGGTAGAGATTCAACGAGGATTTCGTAAATCACGATCTTACTGGCAGCAAGGCGACGACATCATTCGTGGTGATGCGCCCGTTACTGCTCGTGTCTTAGAGTTTTTGGGAACTACTAAGCGCATAATCAATGACTATCTCTTTGTAGATCAGGGTGAGATTTTTACTCCGCTTGTTTGTAAAGAGGCCGATCGTGCACGTGCGTTTCAGCAATTGTTTGGGACAGGGCACGCAGAGAGTTGCTGGAAAGCCCTTGGCGACTATATGTCGTCCATTCCTACGGCTGTTAGTGCGTTGGATATGGATACGCTTCGCCAGGAGTTGGAAGACGCTCAAGGTCGTGTAGTAGCTCTCACAACTGAGTTAGCTTCTATTTCTCTTCCGGAGGACTATGTCCCTGCTGAGGATCCCGCACGGAAAATTATCATTAATTGGGATGCGTTACAGGGGGCTATTGCAGCGGCAGAAGCTGCGCAACCGGAGCTGAAACGATCGGGATTGGGATTAGCGGTGCTTAACGGCGAACTTACTATTTTAGAGGAAGAGGGCGCAGCGCTACACGACGCGATTAAAAACTCTGCTGTGGACCATAAGAAGGCAGAAGCTGCGTTACAGACGTGGGATTTACGGGAGCAATCTGCAGCCCGCGTTAAGAAAATGCAGCAAGATCTGCTGACTCTTCGTGAAGAGGAGCGTACTAAGCCGATAGCGCCAGACCCAGGTGTATCTGATATTCCTGCGTGGCAACGGCAGACTGGTGCACTGGAAGCCAAGCGCGCTAAGTATTTAGCCATGGTTTCTGCACTGGATGCTAATAGTGGTGTGGTCGAGTGCCCTACTTGTGGTACGTCCGTAGCTGATTTGGAAATGGACATCGAATACTCACGAGTTGAGGCAGATAAGCTCACTCAAGAGGTTATTGAAAGAAATGGTGTTCAGCAGCAGTCGGTGACGTACAACATCGAGAATGCGAAGTGGGATTCGTGGCACGAGGCTTGGCAAGCTCGCGTGGCAGCCATTGAAGAGGCCGTTGCGGTAGAGCCCGCTTCTGATCAAGCGGGTGCGCTTAGCGAGGAGCAGCATGCGAAGTACAAGAAAACTCAATCGAATACGATTGAGTGGGGGGCTGCTCGCGCGGACGTCTTGGAAGAAATTCAAGCCAAGTCGGCTGCGATTCTTGCCAAGGAGTACCAGGTGAACGCGTGCCAGGTTGGTTTGGACGGTTTCAATGAACGGATAGCCGTGTTGCAACCTGGTTTGGACGCGGAAGCTGTTGAGGCGGCGCAGGCTTTGATTGCGGCTAATCAGCTGGCTTACTCTTCCCGTATACGGCTCCAGGGCCAACGAGACGAGGCCGGCGTTTCTGCAGCAGCAGCACAGGACCGCTTAAATCGGGCGGAAGAAACTGCCCGGCAGGCGTCTCGTAACGTCGAGTTTTCTTCGCATCTTGGCGCCGTTCGCGATATTTTGCACCGGGATAATCTTCCAAAGTTGGTTGCGCAGAATTATCTTGAATTGCTAGAAGCGGACATTAACGAGATACTGGAGGTGTTTGGGACGGATTTCAGGGTCTCTGCTCGTGACGGGCTCGGGTTTATTGCGGACTTCCCGGATGGGAGATCCCAGCCAGTTCCGAGGCTGTCCGGGGGTCAAAAAGTTGTACTAGCGCTCGCGTTTAGGATTTCGGTGAACTCTTTGTTTGCTGCGGATCTTGGCGTGATTACGCTAGACGAGCCCACTGCTTACTTAGATGATGAAAATATCAATTGTTTAGATTTGGCTTTAGCCCGCTTACGGAGTCTTTCCGAGGCCCGCGGGTTGCAGTGTATATTGATTACGCATGAAAAGGGGTTGGGGCATCTCTTTGATCATGTCGTGCAACTGTGAGTGACAAGGACGCGCTTAATGCACAAAACAGAAGTAAAAGAACTTCGTTTACAAGTGGCCGATACCGGTGATATCTGGGCTACGTCTTGGTTGGAATCGCACCCGCGCTGCGTGGCCAGCGGTATCGAGGATCTAATAGCGTCTAAGCTGTTTTTAGCGTCTACATCTGTAGCGATAGTGGCATTTCCGACAAATGTGAAATTGATTACAGAAATTTACTTACGGAAACACAAGGACGCTGACTATTCGATTTGGGTAGCGTCGCCTCTATTAGTGGGGGCGACGAAGCCTGATCGGATAGATCCTGTTTCTGTTTTAGAGGCGTCTCACGCCTTGGATCCACACCTATCGCCGAGCCTGGGAGGGTGGCATCAGTTTGGTAAGGCGGATTATCCTGCGTATGCTTTGGCAGAAATAGTTTCTCAGAACAGTAGCATTTCTGACCAGGCAATACAGCTGTTAGAAGCGCATCCGGTGTGGCCTGCGCTGTCGTTCATCTCCGGGTTAAATAAGAAGATGTGTTGTCGTCTTCTCGCTACTGTGTTGGACCCGCGGTGGTATATAGATTTGAAGCAACCTGCGCGCACTTCACGGCTTGAATCTTATTTAGGTCTTACCTTGCGGGTGCAGCGGACGGCGTTAAACATGTTGACCGACGTAGATCCAACAAATAAGAACAGCCGTGAAAAGATTGATAAAGTGTTGACGGGTATGACCGAGTACGAAGCGAGGATGGTTGAGCGGTGTACCGCAGTTCAATACTGTTGGTGGCGTGATCCGGCGGTTCTGACTTGTCCTGATAGCGGAGCTACTCCTGGCCAACCGCTCCTGGAGGCGCCTGGCGGGTTTTTATGGCGTGTCTGGTTTTCTCACGGAAAATCACCGAAAGGGTACCTACGTGCATCTCAGCAATTTGTTAGGTTTTTACGTGATTCGTGGTTGGATGCGTTATATTCAAAAACCGTTGGAGATGGTTTGTTTATTCCGGACTACTTTTTCAAGCATAACTACGAGCAGCTGTCTTTCATGCAGCACATGGCTAGGTTTGAAAGCGATCGAGGTTAGCGGTGCAAGAAATAACAATCAGGTTGCGATTTAATCAACCGTGTCCCGGCTCTGTACGAACGCAAGACGGTAAAAATGTTCTTCATGTTCATCAGCGGGATCCGGAGGGGCGCATTATGTTCCTCCCCAGCTGGTGGTCGGCGCTGATACGGTATGCCGCTAAGGTTTTGAATAGGCACCAGTCTGAGGCCAAAAAGATTAGCTGGGACCCCGTAATTGACGGCGTGCCGCGGAAGTGGAAGCGCTACCTTCCGACACCTGCAGGTAAATCATCTGCGCGTGCGCGGTACGCTCTGCATGAGGCGTTTCTTCCGGGCAGCGTTATTGGTGTAAACTGTGTGCTTCCGCGGGCTATATCTACTGATGACATGTGGCAACTATTGGATATTGCTGGAAGTTACAAGGGCATTAGCCCATACAAGCCAAATGAAGGCTATGGTACGTTTTGTGTAGTCTCTCTTCATAGAAGGAGGCGTTCTTTAGAAAAGCCGGAGGTCTCATTAGAGGAGCCAACGCCCGAGGCAAAGACAGAAGATTAAGGGGGTAATATGGCACAGCCATCACTTTTACTTCGAAAGTTCGGAGTCATGATTGATCTGGGGCTGGCCAATGGCGAGCCCCTTCCTGAAGATATTCGCATAGCGTTTACGTCTCAAATGGCGTACACACATGTGCAGCATCTACACGGCGCGGACAAGTGGGATCCCGTTACCGGTATACAAAGAAATATCCAGACCACGCGAGTCTTACTTCATAAGATCGTAGATGGTCGGATTACTACTTGTTGTGGTTACATTCCGCGCATTCTTAGAACGGCGCAGGAATTAGGCTGCACAGTAGATATTCAAGACCTTACTCCGGAAGACTCTAACACTCCGGGAGCTTACGAGACTGATTGGGAGAACGTGCATGACCGGGTACAGTTTCGTGTCCGGCAAGAGGAGTGCCTGCGTGCTGTTGCAGACAATCCTGGCGGGATCATTAAAGCACCGCCGGCGTTTGGAAAATCTCACTTAATCGCAGCTATTGCGATTCTGTACCCCCGCGCAAAAATACACGTTGTTATTAAGCGGCGGGATCTGGTCGAGAGCACGGTTCGTACACTGCGTGGCGTACTGCCCCAAGTTGGTGTCGTACGCGGCGGCGAGTACAAGCCTAGTCGTGTTACGGTGTTTACGGCGGCGTCCTTGCACCGTAGTGAAGGGGATGCTGATATCCTCATATGCGACGAGGTACATGAGTTGATGAGCCCGAGTTATTCTGAAGCCCTTGCGAGAACCTATAAATTTTCTAGGAACTTTGGGCTCAGCGCTACTCCGGAAGGGCGTGCAGATAATGCCGACGCAAAGTTGGAGTATTTGTTTGGTCCGCTCATCTTTGATATGCCCTGGCAAGAAGCGACGGAGCTCGGGTTGATTGTGCCGATCGAAGCGCGGTGGGTTCCTATTCAGATGGCTCGTAATCCTGCGCAAGGTAGGAAAGATGTGGCCAAAAAACGGTGGGGAATCTGGCGAAATGAATATCGGAATGCTGTAATTGGGCATACGGTACGACAGCATGGAGATGACGACCAAGTTTTAATCTTGGTCGAAACCATCGAACACGCAGTTAATCTTTGGCAGCGGTTGCCTGAGTATGAACTGTGTTACGCTGAAATGGAGATGGAGGACCTAGAGCGCTATAAGCGTAACGGGTTGCTACCGGAATCCTACGAACCCATGACAGGGGAAAAAAGATCTGCGCTGCGTGTTGCATTTGAGAACCACGAGGTTAAAAAAGTAATTGCAACTGATGTGTGGAGTACCGGAGTTAGTTTTGAACGGTTAGCTGTTCTTGTTCGCGCAGACGCCCGTGGTAGTGAGATCATGGATACGCAGGCGCCAGGAAGAGTTGCAAGAATTCATGAGGCTTCTGGGAAGGCCAAGGGGATTGTGTATGACTTCTATGACCACTTTGATCGCGGATTTAAAAGCAAGAGCCGCACTCGAAGAAAAAACTACGCCAACAAGGGTTGGGAGCAGGTCGACTTTCCGGCACCGGAGATCCTCGATGCTTGATTCTCCTGGTTCTTTGCAAAATCTGGCGGGCCTCATTCGCTCCACGTGGATTAGGGAGCGGCGCGCACACGAGGAGCAGTTAACCGGTAAAGATTCTCGATATGCGCAGGGAGATTATCTTCCACGGTATGACGGTGGCGAAGACGGAGCTGGGCGCACGCACAAGCCTTTTTGGCCGAAAGCTGCTCAATACTCTGTTATGCATAACTTAAACCCGCGTCGTTGGATTCGGTTTGCGCTTGAGACTTTTCAAGCACAGGGGCGGCGGGACACGCGGCGATTCGCAACCCCGCATACGCTCATTTCTGAATCCCTGCGCAAGAAGTACGAGTTGTACATTCAAGAATTGCCGGAAAGATTTCGTACCGAACTTGATTCGCAGAGTTCTACTGCTATGCTCAGATTCCGACAGCGAGCACGGTCTGCTTCTCTGGGTTACACAGAAGACCAGGCGCTTAGATCGGTATTGCTCGATCTGTCTTTGCCCCTTTCAGCGTTGTTTCGTTATTCAGCAGCTGAAGAGGGCGGGTTGTCCGACGTGGCTGAGCGGTTTTTTGAGTCTGCGTTGATGCAATATTATTTTGAGCGGACCCTGTACGACGCTGCTTGGGCAGGGTACATTCCCGACTCATTACGCCGGGCTGCTGTCGCAGCTCAACAATCGTTTACAGCCTAACTGGGAAGGGAGTACCATATGGCCAACAGTCGAGGTATCGACGGACAGAATAGCTTTGCCTTTACGAAAGGGCGCATGAGTCCGTCGTTAGTCGAGTCTATGCTGATTCGACTCTTATCACATCCAGGTTTATTTCAAGAAGCTAAGGGTATTCTCTTACCAACTCATTTTGAGAGCACTGAGTCTCGGTTTTCTGCTATTTGGGCGGCGGCCATTCAGTGTGATGATGAGTTTGCTCGGTTGACCTTTGAGACGATGTCAGACCGGGTTGAAGAGTTACTTGCTGATGCAGGAGAAGATGTTTCTTCGCAACAGGGAGAGGCGATTTTTGGAACGGACCCAGACCGCCCGGGGATTCTTTACTGGGCGTTATCGCAAGTAGATCCCGCCGATGTCGACCTTGATCAAGGGCGCCATCTTCTACGTCGTTTTTTAGAAGAGCGGGTACTTGCTGACGAGCTGCGAAGTGCGCTTGAATTTGCTCCCGGCGGCGTCCCGTCTAATCTTCCCGCCATTATTGAGCGGGCTAACCAGGCGCGGGAGCGCATCACCAATATTCAAGATGATCCTGTAGAGCTGGGGATCCCTGATAATTGGGAACCAGAATCGCTCGACATCTGGCCAACATGCTTACCCTTTTTAGACACACCTATGGACGGTGGTCACGCGCGTGGCGAGGTGTACGGGATCTTGGGGCCGTTTGGCGTTGGGAAAACTACTCTTGGTATTCAACTGTGCGTGGAGCAATGTCGTTACTGGCACGACCGCGAGGTTGAGTATGGAGAAGAGGGTGGGCAGGTTTTTTTCTTCAGTTATGAGCAATCGGCTACGGAAGTTCGTAGGAAGGCTGTTGCCTGCGCTGCGCGTATTCACATGTCGACGATGAATACTATTACGGGAGAAGACAGTTTTAGCACTCGGGGTTCTCTTAAGGACTATGAGACGGAGATGTTCAGGCAATCTGGCCTACTGTCTAACGGTGCTCCGCCTCCGCCAGGAGAGCTAGAGCGGTACGAGGATATTAAGGAGATGCTGCGCACACACTTACGTATTGTTGATCTCTCTGGCGGCGCTAAGAAGCGTACCGGTGATGGGTATGTAGGCGAGATCGCAGCAATTCTTGAAAATAGCGTAAGGAAGCACAATTCTAAGCCTCGCATGGTTTGTATAGATCATGTGTGGCTTGCGGCGTACCGGCATCTATCGTCACAGGGAATGGATGAGCGGCGATTGCGGCACTTCATTACCATGTTTGGTGACGATATGAAGACTAAAGTTGCTGAGCGGTACGAGATTCCTTGTTGGTTGTTGCATCAATATAACGGTGATGCGAATAAGGCCTCTCCGGCTAAGCTTCTTCATCATACCCAGGCGGCAGAGTCTTCTAGCTTTGCTATGCCTTTATCTTTTTGCTTTTGCATTGGAAATAAAGATCAGCAGTCTAATACTGCGCAGATGGTCTGCACCAAGCGACGGCGATCGGGAAATCCATTACCGCCCTCAATACTTGAAATTGAGGGGCAGTTTTCGACATTGCTTGATAGAACTGACGCCTTTGTTGTCCAGCATGATAAGATTCTCCCCCGAGAGTTAGCTGAGCAGTTTGGCGGTTCAGCAGAGGAGGTAAATTATGTTCCACGTCCACAGCAGGGTGGTGGTTTGGATGGTGCGGGAGTCTGGGGCCCGGGAGTATGATGAGTAGCGGTGCACAGGTACTTAATCCTGAGTTGTACCGGCGTCTTCAGAAAAACTTTGGTAATGTATTGATTGCGAATCCCGGCGAGGGATTTGTGGCAACTGTACGCCGAGGGTTGGACGGGCGCCCTAAGCAGCAGATAGCGCACTCTGGGGAGTACTACAGAGTGTGCTGTCCTTATTGTAAAGACACCCGTAACCGATTATGGGTGAACCATAAATTCGGGGCCTTTGATGAAAATACACGCAGTAAAAATACGCACTTGGCTATTTGCTACAACGAGAACTGCCTAACCCACCCGGCACAGCGGCAGCGTTTTGAAAACGCGATATTCCTCGGAATGAACTGGTCTCAACGTAAAGCCGTGGTTGTTCAGCGGGGCAGTACGCACGACGATACGCTTCGTGTTGTAAGTCCACCGGGCACGCTTGTTCCTGTTAATCAGCTCGCAGATGGCCATAAGGTTTCAGCATATTTGCGTAGTCGTGGCTACTCTCCGGAGGAGCTCGGGACGTCTTTTCATGTTGATTATTGTGAGTTCGCCGAGCCTAAGTACCCTGCAGCCGCCGATCGTATTGTGGCGTCTGTTGTAATGGACGGGCAGCTTGTTGGTTGGCAGTGTCGTTTTATTGGTGACATTGACTGGAAGCGTGCGGGGATGGCTAAGTACTATACCCGGCCGGGTATGCCTAAGAGGTTGATGTTTTACAACTATGATCAGGCTAAGAATTATCCATTGGTGGTTCTTACTGAGGGTATCTCAGATGTTTGGGCTGTCGGTCCGCAAGCAGTTGCCATGCTTGGTAAAAAGTTGCACGCCTCTCAAGAGCGCCTCTTGTGCGACACATGGGGCGAAGGTGTGCTGGTCGTAATGCTGGACCCCGACGCACGAGATGAAACTGATAAGTTGGTTCAGCGGTTAGAGTCTAAATTTGCAGGTGGTGTGGTTCCTGTTTACTTAGATGAGCAGGACCCCGGCGATCTTGATCGGGATGTTATCTGGTCAATTATTTCTGAAGAGTTAAAATCACGTAATTACCAAATGTATTCACTAGAAGAAAAAGAAGGAGATATATCATGACGCTGTCGCCAGGAGAACTATTGAAAGAGGCTACTGTTGCTCATTTTCAAGCTGAGAAGCGGAAGTCGCAGGCTGTACTTGCCGTTTATTTTGAGAACCCGGTTGGAATTGGAGAACATTCTGATTTGTTGGAAGAGACTGTGAAGCACGTGGAAGCCTTGGCTAACGCGACGGACTGCTTGGAAGCGTTGGAGCAGCTCTAATCGTGCCTGCGCAATTTCCTATGGACGATAGGCAGTTTCAGTCGTTTTTATACGGCGACGACTGCGAGGAGCTGCTTGATGCATATCCTTTTTACCCGTTGAATAGTCCTGGGATTCCGCTTCCTGGTTCAGACTTTATTGAAGAGGCACGCCGGCTTGGGGACGCTGCTCCGGAGACGGAGGGGCGCGGTAGCGCGGAGCGTCTTCTAGCCTCTGGTAAGTATTTGGACTATCTCTACTTGCGCGCCCTTTACGACGCGGACTTTAGTATGTCTGTCGATGTAAAAGGTGTGCCGCGGCAAGCTAGCTTTGTGACGGGCCATCTATGGGGTGGCGCACCTGAGGAGGCTGGCCCGCGCGCGGCACGGGCGATGGTCATTGGGAAAATGGCTCCGAGTGACTGGGGGTCTTCGCGGATCACCGGCGATACTGAGCGTGGTCCGCGTTTTCTTGTTGGTAACGCTGGGTGTCTCATAGAAGATCGGATGAAAGCGCTCGGGGTACCAGAAAGCGAGTATCTTACTTGGTACGTTACTGCGCTGGTCAAGCATCAGAACTTGAACACTACTGGTAACTCCCTTCCGCAGGCGTGGATTAGAAATTGTGCGCCAATACTTGCTCAAGAGCTTCGACTAGTTAAGCCTGACTATATTCTCTGTTTTGGGACAGAGGCGAGTAAGCATCTTTTGGGCCCCAAAGGCGGCGTCGACCAGATGCGCGGTCGAATTGCTGAGTATAAGTTCGCGTGCCACGAACTCAACGAAGAGCCGGATTACCACACGGCAAAAGTTGTTACGGTTATTAATCCGGCGGCGGTGCTGCGTACTCCTGAGCGGCAGGACGAATTTGATATGGGGCTGCGGCGGTTCGGTGAGCTCGTAGCGGGTAATATCGTCGACGACCACGAGCACGATATTGATCATCGCATCGTTTACAAACAGCGGGAGCTTAAAAAGATTGTCGACGAGATCCTCGCTGAAGATGGTGATGATTTAATCATTGCCGTGGATGCGGAGTGGCACGGGGGCAATCCCTGGGAGCCGGGGTCTTATCTGCGTACGGTACAGTTTTCCCATAAGGCTAAATTTGCTTGTTGTGTTGTGCTTAATGAGCAAGGCGGGCTTCCCGCATTTGTACCCTCTAAGGAAGCTGCAGTTAGCGAACTGCGGCGTTTGTTTGATGCGGACGGCAGTGGGAAGAACGTCCAAGTTGGCGGCCACTTCTTTCGTTCAGATATTCCTTGGATACATGAGAAGCTTGGGATAGATCTGCGCGAGCTTTATAGGCGTGGTTTTGATACTGCGCTCATGTGCCACGCCGTTAACGAGACAGCTCGGTTTAAGTTAGAGGATATCGCCGTCCGTTATACGACGTGCCCGCGCTGGGATGTGGAGTTACAAACGTGGAAGAAGGACTACTGCACCGAGAATAAATTGAAGGACAAAGACCTGGAAGGTTACGGTGAGTGTCCTGATGCTGTTCTGTACCCTTATGGCGCGTATGATGCCGACGCTACCCGTCGCTTGGTTGACGTTTTTAACGAGCTGATGGAGCGCGACGTACATGGTAATAACTGTGTAGCTGCGTATGAGATTAGTCATAACGCATCGCTGGGAGTTCTAGAGATGGAGCTCGCGGGTCTTGGTGTAGACATGGAGCGCGCAGAGGCGCTTATTAGTACGTTTTCAGAAGCGCGCACCGAGTTGCTAGAGCAGCTGCGTGTAGAGATTCACTGGCCTGATTTTAATCCTGCTTCTTCGCCACAGTGTCGGGCGTTGTTATTTGGTGATAAGTATGCCAAGAAAGTTTCTGGTGATGGGTACGTTAATGTGCGTCCAGAGGGCGCATTGACCCTTGAACTGGAGCCGATTACTAGCACAGGGCAGCGCCCTCGTGCGTGGTCTGATGTGCTAACGAGTAACGATGCGGCGTTGTATACGCCCTCTACGAACGGCGAAACATTAGGAATTTTGGGACAACAACATCCTATTGCAGGCCGCGTTCGGGATATTAGGTTCTTAGAGCAGGTGTTGAAAACGGCGCTACGCCCCGCTGACGAGGCGGTTGATGGGGCAGCTCCTCAGTATTCTTCTGGTCTGTTGTCGCACGTTGGCGCAGACGGGCGGATTCGTACCCACTTGTTACAGACAATGGAGACGGGTCGGTTCAGCTCTAGTCGGCCGAACTTGCAAAACATAAGCAAGCGGCGAGAAGATGACTACCGTAGAATTTTAGGCGACAGTTACCTGTACCCGATCCGCACCGTGTTTACCGCTAAGCCGGGTCATGTGTTTATAGAGGCGGATTACACAGGAGCGGAGCTTGCTGGGATTATGTGGATGTCGGGAGATCCTACGGGTATAGAACATGTTCGTCGAAACATGCTTCCCGAGGATCATGAAGATTACTATGACATACACAGTCAAGCAGCTGTGCGGGCGTTTAACCTAACCTGCGAACCGACTAAGCATGGTTTGTACTCTGCGGGTCGTCCGGGTCTTCGTGTTGCCGCAAAAAATGTAAATTTCGGTATTCCTTATGGGCGAGGGCCGGCGGCTATCGCACGGCAATGTCGAGAAGAGGGCGTGGACCTCGGAGAGGTAGAGGCGCAGCTTCTTATTGACAACTACTTTGAAACGTATCCAAAGACGAAAACGTTTTTGGCGGATTGCCGTGCGCGGGTGTCTGACCCTGGTTGGATGTGTAATACGTTTGGTAGGTACCGTCGTTTCCATAAATCTGAAGAGCGATCGGTGGTTGCCGACCAAGAGCGACAAGCGCAGAATTTTCCTATTCAATCACTTGTTGCTGATGCTACGAGCATAGCTATCGCTAATTTGTACGAGTATCGCGAGCAAAATCCTCGCGTTGCATACGATATTGTATTGCAGATACATGACGCGGTGCTTTTAGAGGTGCCGGTAGAGTGGGTGGAGGTAGTCTGTGATGAGGTGTTGCCTTATTGCATGACAGAATTAATTCCTGTGACTCCGTCTGATTTATCTGGCGCCCCCCTGAGTGGTGAGCAGCAAACTTATAGACTCGTGGGAGACCACGATATCTCTGTTCATTGGGGTATTTCATTGACAGCAGAAACGGCACGGGAGTTAGGTATTCCGCCTCGTCTTCTTTAGTATTTTTTGCTGTGATTACTGACCCACATATGCTTGTGGTCCTGCAATTCTGTGTTAGAATTGCATTGACCAATAACCGACTTTGTTTTAACCAATTTGTGAAAGTGAGGCTGAAGATGGCACATAGTGCACGTAGAGGAACGACTAGTTCGAGGTATTCTTTTAAGGCGCATGGAAGTGCATCAAGGAAGCAAGGGCGCCTTGGTGATTACGTTCTGAAACCTAACAACGGAACGGAAGCCTGGTCGCCGTCGTGGAACCATACCACGACTGTCTTTCGACCCTTCCCAGTACCGTCTGCGGAAGATCCCGCACAGTTGTGTGGGTTTAAGTTGTCTGATGATCCTGATGATTGGGATGATTGGATTCGCGGATACCCTGCGGCACGTAACTGGGGCGACCCCGGTATTACTTTTCTTTTGTACGATCCTACAGAGGACATTAACCCCGAAGAGCACCCTGCGTGGGTTCTTTTTCGTTGTGTAGATGGCCGTGTGTCAGCGGGACAAGCTCCAGCACACTGGCAATCACTTTTGCAAGGCGGTCAAGGTCGCAGCGCGATGTTGCGAGCCCCGCAAGACTTGTATGTGATGCAAGGTGCGTTGCTAGAGCAGCGAAGTAAGCCGTATGATCCGCCACGTGGTGGGTCTCCCGACGATGATTTGCTCATCTTGGAGTGTACCCGTTCCGTTATTCAAGAGATGGCTCCGCAGCTTAACGAGATCGATTTTGATCTTGTTTCTCTTGAAGCAGGCAGTGGCGGGCTGCTTCAGATTTATCAGGTGGGCGGCGCAGCAGATCCTGCTCAGGCGTCTGCTAGTGGTTTTGGCGGCCGACGCGCTGGCCTCTCTAGCCGTAGTGAAGATCGCAAGATTGGCTACGGTGTGCAGGTTATTCGTGAATGGAACGGCGTGTCGGGTGATCTTTCCGGCGTTGCTGATATGGTGCAGGCTAAGGTGAAACCGTGGGAAGAGGTTCTGCGTATTCTTCCTATTGAAGAGCAGGCGCATCTTCTGGCTAAGCACTTTCCTGCCGATGTTATCTGGGAAGCGTTTGCTGACCATCGGTATGAGGGTTGGATTCCGGAGCACGTTGAGCGGGCTATTAATCAGCCGGTTAGTGTGGCGTCTCCAGGTGTTCCGCCAGAGACTCCTTCGCAAGCACCTCCGGCTCCCGCTGCGGGTCTCGCCTCTGGTTGGGGCGCAGAACGCGCGGACGCAGGCGCTGGGGCTGCTGTTGATCCGTTGGCACGGCCTACAGGCCCTGCAGAGGTGGATCCTACCGTTCCTGAGGGGCTTCCAGTGGATGATATTGCTTCGGCAATGGCAACCCCCACGGAAGAGTCCCGGACCCGTGCCGATATTGTGGCGGAGGCGCGCAAGGCCGTTAGTGACGAGTAAGTAGTGTTGTGTAGTCGGCGGGGGGAGGGTGTTGGCCACCTGTCTAGGTGTGGCCCCGCTTAATCCCCCCTGCCGATTTTTTTTTAGGAGTGTGATTGGAAATGGCAAAGAAGAAGGTACGACCGAGTTCAGAAGAAACGCATGGTGCTACAGTTGATGCCATGATGGAGGGGTTGCACGAGTCTCTTGCAAAAGAACTCGGCAGCGACCGCGTACGAAGTCAGGACGAGATTACACGGAGGATGATTGGTATTCCGCTGCCGGCGTTGGCCTTTCGGTATCTCATACAGCAGGACGTGTTGCCGCTAGGTAGGATTATCACGATTAATGGTTTGGAGAGCTCATGTAAGAGCTCGTTGATGTATGAGATCATGCGTTGGCACATGGTGTACGGCGGTATGTCATTGCTGCTGGAGAATGAGTCTAAAGACTCTCCTGATATCCGTCAGGGTGTTTGGGATCATAACGACGATTTTCTTAATAAGAAGTCTCGTGTTGTTCAGACGCTCTACTTAGATGATTGGCAGAACGGACTAACGCGGGGGCTCTCTGCTTGTCAGGATATGATGACAGCGCGAGGCGGCCCTGGGCGGAGTGTTCCTGTTGTATTCGGCGTGGATAGTCTTACATCTAAGATGTCTGAAGAGGGCGCAAAGAAGGTTGTTAAGACCGGGCACACCGAGCGAGGAGAGGGCCGTACTGTTGCGCTGAAGCTTACGGAGTATTTTCAGTGGCTTCCTAGTCAGCTTATTGACTGGCCATTTAGCGTTGTATGTATCCAGCACTTGAAGAAGACTAAGGATCCGCGAACAGGGATGCTGATTCGTAATAAGCCGGGCGGGGCTCATGTAGCTTTCATGGAGACGTTCGAGTTTGAGATGGCGCGCGGCCGAGACATCCAGCACGTGGATGATGGCGGTGTGAATCTTACTATAGAGACTCGTAAGAACTCCCTCGGCCCTGCACGGATTAAGATCGACGTGATCTTCAGGTGGTGGTGGGAAGACGACCCTGTTACTGGTGTGCGCACTCAAAAGCATGTCTTTGATTGGGACGATGCGTCTATGAATATGCTTATCAAACTTGCAAAGGATAAGAAGACGATCTGGAAGCGGGTCATTGAAGTAGTTGATCTGCACCCAAAGATTTCTTTACGGCAAGTGTGGTCGCGGGAGCTGGGCATTCCAGAGGACTCACCGTTGTCTTACGCTGAAGCCTATAGGATTATCGAGCGCGATCGTCCAGATATTCTTCTGGAGTTGTACAGGATCTTAGGGATCAGGCAACGTAGGCAGCTTAGTTATGGGCAAGATTACTTGAGCCTTGTTAATTCTGAAGATGCTAGTCCTATGGGCGGTATGCCAGCACCCACGCTTTACCTTCCACCGCGGGTTGACTCAGGGGCGGTTGCCGCAGAGCTTACTGATAAAGTATTGCCTGACGAGCCCGAGGTTGTGTACGAAGCGGAGGAGGATATCGGGCCTGTATGAGTACGTTTAGCTGGGATGATACGGGATTTGAAGAGGACCCGGACGCGCCTTTCGCACAAGCTGAGGACACTGCTGTACGTAAAGTTCTCCGTAAAATGGGGAATGAGTCAGCAATTCAGAGTTTGCGCCATAGATGTAGAGAAGTCACGGGGAGCGATCTTTTGACCTTCCCGTGGTTTCACGAAGAGTATCCTACGTGGCCTATCCTTTTGGGTGTTGCTCGTGTTAGGCATATCCGTCCCATCCCGTGGGGACAGGTAATGAAGAACTTCACGAAAACACCAATGTTCAAGGCCTTTGAAAACTTTACTGAGGATGTGGGGGTCAACGTCCGTGAAGAGAGCGCGGGTGTTATTTTTATGAGTCCTGGGCACACTACTATGGTGCTTCACAATTACCCGCGCGATGATGAATATGTGGCGCGAGGTAAAGAATGGACTAGAATTACGAGACCCATGGGGAACATGACTCCTCGTGTTATTTATACGTTAGAGCCGTTGGACGCGCTCTTATACTTCGTCGACAAGGAGTTTGAGTGACTTTGATTGATGTGCCCAAGTTATACGTGCCTCCAGCGCTCTGTGAGTTTTCAGACAAGCAGCGCCTGGACAAGCGCCTCAGGGAGGTTGATGAGAACACTTTAGTTCGCCCTCCGATATCTCCCGACGAAATCACGCTTGATGCTGATGGGCGTACTATTGCGGGCGGGTACCGGTACACTGTCAATGCTTTTGATACTGTGGCGCGAACTCTGGCGCCTGGGCTTTCCACGCTGGTTCCCAATCTAGCAGGTGAGAATCAGCGGTCTCGGCGCAAGGAAGAGCAGAAGTCTTTTTCAGAAGCGCTATCCGTTTTTAATGCTGTAGCGGTGGCGCGGTTTGATGCGGAGATTTCCCAGTGCCAGTTCGTTTTCAATGAAGGAGAGAAGCTTATCGAGGGGGTCCTGGGCCCAAAGACAAAGTATCTTGATAACTCTCTCTTTTTTCAGTTAATAGATGAAACGCTGGTAGCAACGTTCGGGGACGAGGTTGAATTTTATTGCGCGCACGTAGCGGGGCGCAGGTTGCTACTACGTTATTGTAGATCTGCTGCCTTGTGTACGCTTGGCCCAGAGAATGATCAAACACATTTCATTCATAGGGGTTATCATTTTAGTAATTCAGAGAGTGGTGACGCCAGCGTGCGCGCGGCTCCGTTGTATGTAAACCCAGAGAGCGGGCATGCTTGCCTGGGGCGTTTTGCTAAGGCTAAGACGCGTATGATTCACGCAGGAAGGGAATTTCGAGCACGGCTTAACAGCTTGTTATCTGCCGCCATCACCAATGACGGGGATGACACAGTTTTTGTTAATAAACTGCGCGAGTTGCAAGGCTATTCGTTAGAATTGCCTTCTCCTGCGCATGAGTCGTTTGATGATTGTTTGGTGCAATTGGTTGGCGTTGTTTCCAAGTATGGAACAATAACAAATAGTCTTGCGCAAAAAATAGTAGAGCACGCGGTATACACAGGAGCGTTCCCGACGGGGGATTCCCAGTACCGTGCGCTTCGAGATTCACAGGTAACAAAGAGAACTGAGTATGACGTTTACTGTGCGGTGACCGCTGAAGCAAAAAAGCTACCAATTCGTCAAAGGGAATCGGTGGAACAAGCTGCATTTGATTATTTATTTGATGACAATCGTTAAGGAGAGATGCATGTCTACAGCACTATCAGACCCGAAGAGGGCCAAGGAAGCCAAAAAAGCACTTATTACTCGTAATAAAATTGTGTCGGATATGAATTCGGCATTGAACGATAAATACTGTGAGATGACTGCTCGTCTAGATGCAGTGATGGCTAGCGGTTTACGTTTTTATCATTGGTTGGGAGGCGAGGTTAATGACGTAGTTAAGAACGTCGGTAATGTGTACGGGGCGGGCGCTATGAAAAAGATTGCGGAGGCCTGGACAATGCATCCCAGCATGTTATACAAGTCTAAGGCTTTTAATGACGCTTACTCTGAAGAAGCGCTTGAACGTTTGTGTAATCTTAAGACCGAAGCTGGGACCTTGATTGGCTGGGCGCATGTCATTCAGCTCATCGGTATTCCTGAGAAGGCACGACCGCGGATACAGGATAAGGTTATCGATGAGGCTATGACTGCTAAGGAGCTAGCCGCGCTTGTTAAAAAGCTCTACGGGCAGCGGGCATCTGGCGGCAGGCCACTCATGCGACCTAAAACTGTAAAGGCCGGCTTAGTGCAGTTGCGTACTGTATCGGCACAGTGGTTAAATCGTAACTCGGATATATGGAACAACCAGGACCACTCCTTATTTCAAGAATTGGAGGAAATGCCACCGGAAGAGCTCACACACGAGCTAGTTGATGAGTTGGAGCAGATTGCAGCGGGGCAAAGTTCTATGTCTAGCGCATGTGCTAGCAACGCAGAATCTGCAGCGCGCTTGATGGATCAAGTTAAATCTGTGCTCCGAGAGCGAGATCAGGCGATTGCCGCGGTCATTAGGGAAGAACGGAGTCCATCCGAAGCTGCTGCACCTCCTGCCACGGGAACAAGCCCTCGCGCCACCGGGCGCGGCATGGCGAGCGGGAAGGCACCGCGTAGATGATTTTTTGTTTTTGTTTCACGTTTAAAAGGGAAGAAGGAATATGACTAATAGCATTACAAGTTGCCAAGCGAATGCACTGTTGGCTTTGCAGCGTGATCTTATGGGGTCGGGTCTTACAGTGACCGTAGGCGAGTGTGAGACCTCTTGCACAACCCCTGCGGCCGCTACAAGGGTCGGCACTCGTACTAGGAAGGCGGCTACGCGGGCTACTACGGCGGACACGACGCCAAGAAGCGTCGCGGACGACCGCCGAAGGACGCAACTACGACCACGCCTACCGCGTCCGGGGCGCGGAAGATGAGTAGCGCGGGCCGTCAGGCAATTGCCGAGTCGTCTGGAGCGTATCACGCTCGCATTAAAGAGCTGCGCGATGCCGAGCACCTTACGCTGAAACAGGCCCGGGCGCGGTACCAGGAATTGAAAGAGGACGGCACTCTCTAGCGTTTTGTGTTCAAGGTTGAGGCGTATACGGCTGCCGGGGCGAATGGAGTCGCCCCTGGTGGTCGTTTTATTTTTGGGGCGTCCTATGGAATATACAGTTTTTGCGCTTTTCTACGGTGATTACCCTGAGCTAGCTTCCCGGTGCTTGAATTCTTTGAAACTGCTTCCGCACGGCTGTGCCGAGCTGCGCGTTGGACTTAACGCGGTGCCGGAGAGCAGCGAAACGCAGCGCATTGTTCGCGCTATGGTAGATGAGCGGCACCTTGTGGAGAGCAACATCTACGAGTCTTCAGAAAATATTCATAAGTACCCACTGATGCGCCGTATGTTTCACGACCCGGATAACCCGGTTGATACACCATACATTATGTGGTTTGACGACGACTCGTTTCTACGAACAGATGAATGCAGTAATTTTGAAGCGTGGTCTACGGAGTTGGCGGGATACTTGTGTGACTTTGCAATGCTTGGCGCTGTTTATAAGCTGGGGCTTGCGGGGAAGCAGAAGGAGTACGTTGAAGATCAATCGTGGTACAATGGTAAGCCAGTTGGGAAGAACTTTACGTTCATAACTGGTGGTTGGTGGTGCCTTCGCGCGGAGGTTGTGTCTGCGTTTGATTGGCCGCCCCCTGATTTAGATCATCGCGGGGGAGATGCATTGCTAGGGGAGTTACTGCGTCAGCATGACTACTCGATAAAGCACTTTACTCGGCATGTAGCAATTAATGCCGACGAGGACGGGCGCCAGTGCAAGGCCAAACGCCGGGGTTACGATTCTCGGCCTATAGGGCACGATTACGAGCCCGGGGTTACTAAGCAGATCTCTGCGGTAATGCCGCGCCTGGCTAGGACAGAATTACCTTATGAAAAATTGATGGAGGAACTTGATAATGAGTGATGGCGAAGAAAGAAAGGCGCGACTAGAAGAGATTCTAGACGGGCTTGAAGCAACTATGGATCGTGTACGTGGTGAGATGGCTGAGTTTAAGACTATTCGACAGGTGGCGCGGGGCGACGGTGATAGTCTTGAGAATGCCAGGTTTTACGTCGACATTGGCGCCGGAGCGGTGGAGATTCCAGCACCAGCATCCCTTTCTGAAGAAGCGTTGTCGGGATTGATGGATCAACAGGGAAGCAAGGTTGCTGCTACATGGACTGAGGAGATCAAGCCCCTCGTTGACGAGGCGGTGGGCATTTGTCAGCAGGCCTCTGATAGGGGCCAGGAGGGGGACGAAGGATGAGCATTGAGCTAGTGGAGGGGGTTGAAGTTGAATTAACCAAGCACTGCGCAGGAGTTGTGGGTGTTGATAGTGGGCAGGCGATGATCTGCGACCCGACTAATATCGGGCAATGGAAGGGCAATGATCTTGACCCTAGTTTTATAGAGCGGAAATTAGAGGATACAGTGAGTGGTATCATCTATACGTGGCCGACAGACTTCAAGAGCTATGAGTGGTGTTTTGATGAGTTTGCAGAGGTCGTCTTTGTTTCTAAGGACGAGGTAGATCCATCCTGCGACAAACCTACTGTAAATGAGCTTGTCGAGTCTGGTAGGTTCGAACATGTTGTTAGCGATAACAAAAAGCCTAACGGTGAGTTCTCGTACGACGGCTGTTGCCGCGCTACTCTTGCAGAGAGTTTTGGCCAGTTGAAGTACGAGAGGGGGCACGACGGCGCAGGTGTTGTATTCAACACAGGCTGCGGCGATGGCGTGTACCCTGTTTACGTGTATACAGCGGATGTTCCTGGTTGGGGTAACCGCGTTGTTAAGGTTGAGATTTGTTTCTTTGAAGAGGAGGACGTGGATGAGTGATGCTGAAGTAGTAGCTGAAGACCAAGACTTGGTAGATCATTTGGACCCGAGCCACCCTTTCGAGTTGGATATTGGTGTTGCCGGGGCCCTTCCGCGGGTATTGCTAAGGAGGTCGGCGTGCCTTTAAGTAATACGTCTGGCTGTCCGCATTTGGACGGATTCCGCGCAGATATTGTGGAAGTAGATGAAAAAGTTGGGGTAGATCTACTGCTGTACCAAAACGGGGAAGAATCTAGTAGATGGCGCCTAGCGGAATTCGACACCGTCGAGTACGCTGCGGCCCGCCGATTCTGGCAGCTCCTGGCGGCAGTAGCCAGGTTTGTAACGTTGGGCGGGGATACAGATACTATATATGCTGTTTGGGATAACTGGCCTGACGTTGCCGTATCTCCTGTGCTTCCGCTTCTTTCGGTGGAGTCGGAAGAGTCTTACGTGCATACGTACCAGCTTCCGGACGGCAAATTTTTGCGAGTATACGAGGATGAAACTTATGAGGAATTAGATAGAATGGATTTTCACGATTTGCTTGAAGACCTGGTTGCTGATGAACCAGGCGCTGAATAGTGTGGCAAGGAAGTTATGTCAAATTTACAAGTCTATAATTTGCAAAGTACATTTCGGCTTCGCAATCGCTTAATTCAGGATACTTGTTCTCCGTATTACTGCTGCACACCTGAGGGAGACGATTTCCAGGCATTCGCTGAGGATGTTTGGCGGGCACTTCCTGCTGGTACAAACCTGAGTGCGGTCTTTGAGTCTCTTCGTGGAGCTGCCGGCCGCGAGCTGGCGTTACCGCTCGTTGAAGAGATCATGTGGCGGCTGGCGGGTAACTTGGATTTATTAAAGGCTGGGCGTGCCGTGTGTCCGTGGACAGCGCAGCGGACGGAAGAGTGGATGCCCGTGCAGGCGGTGCGCGCTGTTCCCCGCTTGAATCGTAAGAAGCAGCCTGGTTATCTGTTCACGTTTAGGGTGTTAGCTGGTACTGCTTGTCCTTTGCTCATTCATAAGCATTGGACGCGACCTGCGTGCGCGGTTGCGGCTAAGCATGTAGGCCATACTAGACGGAATGGTAAGTACCCGTACAAGCATCCGCAGCAACTAGTTGGGTTGCGGATGTATTGCCTAGTTACGCCGAAGCTTAGTCAGCAGGGGCATCCTGGTTTTTTTAAGACGGAGTGCCCCCCTTCTTGTGTTCGGTATAATCGCGAGATCCTGACCACCCGGCTGGGCGAGCGGCCTAGTTCTTGCCCGCGAGGGTATACTCATGAGTGCCATAAATGTACCGTCGGGTATATTGATTGTATTGGCGGTACGCATAGAGAGAATTACGTTAAATCGTTTTGTAGCCACTGTGGGCAGTTATCTGTCTTTGATCCGGAGAATGTGTCGGATAAGTGCGTACCCTGTGCGGAACATATACAATTAAGGGGGGATTCTTGATGGGCAGTCCACCGAAACCTCGGCAGTTGTTTTTACATTTTGGCGACAGTACGGAGTGTTGTGGGGGCGGGTGTGAAAAGGAAGAAGAGGCGCAGAAGGCCCCCGATCAAACGCAAGTTAAGCAATCGTATGCGAAAGCTTGCGAGGAGTTACTAGAAGAGGATGAATAGAAGGAGCTCTACGTGAATAATCCCCATGAACACCTACTGCAGTACTCGCAACGTGATGGAGACAGTAGAAAGTATTCCCCTAATCGGGATATTGCATATGTCTTTCCACAGCTTATTAAAGAAGCCATCCGCGGCCTAGATGATGAGACCCTTTGGCAGGGCGGGATCAAGGATTACCTGAAATTCCGCAATATTACTGTTGAAGATATCGGTAAGGCGGAGGAGACGTTTGCACAGGGTATCGTACTCTTTACTAAGTACGGATGCGGTTCTCCCAAAGAGGCGCTTGGGCAGGCGGGCTTCTTCGATGTGCCTGAAGCAGCCCAGGATGCTATCATGATGCGCATTGGGCAGGTGATGGCGGGGGCTTTCTTTGTCGCTATCCGCGACGTTACGCCGATGGGTGCGCAGCCACCTGTCATGCGGGATATTGAGTCCACGGTACGCTCGGCCGGGGTGTTTGCGCGGGAGTTATTGAAGAAGAAGAGTTAGGTTACGTTAGTTTCCCATGGAAGGGGCGGCATATGACACCAGGACAATGGCTTGTAGAACTACAATCTCGTTTAGGCTATAGCATTTTTCCTGATGATTATATCGTTGTAGATGTAGAAACTACCGGACGTGTTTTTTACGGCGCCAACGGAAGTTACACGCCTGGCAATCATGGCTACCATGACTTAATTACTCAGATGGGGCACTGCATTGTCCGTGGTGGTGAGGTGAAGCATAGTGCCGGCGTAGTTTTGGATTGGTCCCGAGAAGATGCACGCGAGCTACACGAGTTTGAGGCAATGCATGATCCGCGCTGGCTTGCGGATCAGTTGGATTTTCTGGAGCGGGTGTTTGCGGAGAAAGGGCGCACTTACCAGGTACCGCTTTCAAAGATGAAAGATGAAGGCGAACCCCCGGTAAAGATTTTACAAGGGTATTACGACCTCTTCATTGAGTCACGAGAAAAGGGGTTAAAGTTTGTTGGGCATAATGCGTGGGGATTTGATGCGAAGATGATCATGTATCATTTTCGGCATTATTTGGGTAAGAGCTTTAAGTGGAAGGCGGATGAGATTATAGATACGGGCATGATTGAGAAGGCTATTCAAGATGCCGACAATGAAAATATTAGCCTTCCGTGGCCTACAGAAAATTTGAAGACCTGGTCTCGGCGGATTGCTAATAGTCCTCGCGCGGGCATTCGTTGGAATTTAGATCAACATGTGGTAAACAAATACAACTTGGTGGAGCGCTTCGACCTGAACATGGAGGAGGCGCATGATGCCGGGTTTGATTGCTACCTCACTCATTTGCTTTTACGCACGTTTAAAGCTGTATACGAGGCTGAGGTTGGTCTTGAGCAGTAGGTGGTTATTCACGTTAAAGATGTAAAACGACCATGATCCGCAATCGAGGCAATACGAAGGTGAAGAAGGTATCCGGAAGTCCCTTGACACGGTGGAGCAAGGCAAACGAAGTTGTTGCAGCTGCATTGCGCTCGGTGAAAATAGGTACGGACGCGGGCGAACGACCGCTCCCGCCCGATGTAGCTAGGCGTATTCTAAATGACGTGAAGAACGGGACCGTTCCGATAGCCATTGCGGATTTGTGTACACTGTCATGTGCATTGGAAGCGCATGGAGTTAGTACGTCAGATGTAGACGCGATTTATCAAGCAGCGAGTGGCGCGTGGCAAATGCGAATACTGGCGGCAGCAGCGGGTAAAGGAAATTGATTAAAGAAGGGAAATATGGGAACTAGTATTGTTATTGGAATAGACCCGGGACGATCTGGCGGGCTTGCGTGTATTGGTCCTGGCGATCAAGACGTGCAGACGTACAAGCTTGATAACACGGACAGGGACGTTTACGAGAAGTTGAAAGAGTTTGTTGAGGTAGCGGATTTCGCATTTCTCGAGAAGGTTCATTCGATGCCGAAGCAGGGCGTCGCGTCTACGTTTAAGTTTGGTCAATCATTTGGTTTCCTGCAGGGAATTCTTATTGCCTCCGGCGTTCCATTTGAACTGGTAACGCCGCAGAAGTGGCAGGGCTATCTGAGCTGCCGCACGCGAGGCGACAAAAATATAACCAAATCACGCGCACAGGAATTGTTTCCGGATGTTAAATGCACCCATGCGATTTCTGATGCTTTACTGATAGCCGAGTATGGTCGGCGAGTACGGGGAGAATAAGCACGATGGCTGAAGAAAAAGGACAGATGGATGAAGAAAAAGTACAAGAGCTAACAGAGCACGCACGAAAACTGGTGGCTGACAGTAAGACTATTCAAATTGCTACGGTCGTGATGCTTAATGCCTGGCGGTTGTATTATTGTTCAAGAGCAGTGCTGGACAATTACGTTGAGGAAGATGAGAACCTTACAACTGATGAAGAACGTGACGTTGTTAAGAATCTCATAGGCAATTCAATGAACACCGAGGCATTAAAGCCTTATAAGATTGATGAATTAGTAGCCTGCCTTAGCGGGATCTGCATACCCTTCTTGCTAGCGCAGGAAGGTAACATTAGTGAGGAACTTGAAGAAGAAGGTGATGAAGATGACAGTTAATTATTATGTTGGTTGGACGGGGATGCCGTGGAAGACTGATTTGATGCCGGAGCCGACGGCCCCGAGTAACTACAAGGATCCTGAAAAGATTGCCGCAGCTGTAGCAGAGAAGCGCGCAAAGCAACAAGAGACTGCGGGCAGCGTTCCTATCTATGGAAAATTGGAGGCAGTCACTGTGCTTGATGAAGCTGGTGAGGTGCTGTTTGGGCATACCTCTGGTGACACGCTCGACGGCGTTGACGATGTGGCGGCCGCGACGGCCTTTGTCGATTTTCTGCTTGATACGTTTATCTTCCCGACCGAAGATGCGGATTACGAGCTTCGCGTTGCCAGCGAGCCCGCGCGGCTTATCGGGCTTGAAGTTAAGACGTCTTTGAAGATGGCTGCTATGGAGGTGTTCTCCCGCGAAGGACGTGCCGGCATTCCTATGCGTATGTGGTATCGCCGCACGTTCTGTGTGGACCCATTTGAGATGCTGCGCGCTGGTGTGCCGGATCTGACGCTGGACGCTGCCCTATCGTTTGTTGGTAGTACGGCTACTCCAGCTGAGTACCAGCAGGGCGCGGTCTCGCAGTCGCATGCCACGGCGTGGGCAGCACGCGAGCTTGCAACGCGCATTGGTATCGCGCAGGCCGTTGCAACGGCGCAAACAGAGGCGGCCTCTCTCTAAGGAAGTAGTATGAGTACAGAAGGACCCCGTGGTGACGATTCACTAAAACCTGAGGGTTTTAGTGGGCATGACAAATACGAGAAAGGCTTGGCCCCGATAAGACCTCTCAAGCTAACGCCTGGGATGACACTGTCGACCCTTTCTGAAGAGTATGTTTTCTTTAACCACGGGGTCCTTTTTTCTTATGCCGCGCTACCTATCGATCCGGCTGAACAGTATGTAGAAGAGCATGGCTCGCTGATTCGGTTGGTGGTTTCTCCTAGTGTCTTGTTTGATGGTCTGTCTGGTGGAAATCCTTTATTTTTGGCGTGGGAGCACGCGCTTGTCTTAATCCCACGAGAAGATTGGGAGGGGTTTGCTAATGCAATTTTGCAGACAGCTATTGTGAATAAGGAAGCGAATTCTTTTTTCCGGCCGTACGTGCGTGAGCTCACCGTTCACGATTGGTTGCAAACGCCGATCGCGTCAAATAGCAGTCAAATTTCGGCTGCCTTGTTTGGGTTGGATGGGAATAAGGCGTTCATCGGGTTTGCGGAGGCCGGTGGTCGTATACGTGTGCGAGAGGGCGCTCCGCGCCCCGACACGGTTCAGTTTGGTAAGCAGCTTTTAGCCGGACAGAATCCTTACGATATGTCTGGAGATAATGGGAGAGATTACGATGAAGATTAAAATCAAGGTTCCGGCCGATTCGGAAGTAACGTTTGACGAGGTTTCTCGTGAGTTGACGGTCGAGCCCTTTTTCACAAAGAGTGAAGGGCGCGCTACGTGGGCGTGTGTTTCTGTTTGCGGCGATGGCGGCGCTGAACGACGTACGACACTTCAATGTAGTGGTAAATCTGGGCAGTTGTTTGTGCTGAGCGCAGCGGGTAAAAATACTACAACTGGTTTTGATAAGTTGGCAGACTATCAGGGCGTACAGAAGAAAAGCGGGATAGACGACGCGGACGATGGTGAGGGGTCTATTCTGTGAAAACTTACACTAAGACATTTGTAGAAAGCCGCTATGAGAAGCGGAAGAAGGGCGCGGCTCCTGACGATTGGGAGCACGTTAGTCATACTGAACCAGTAGACGAGCAAGTACGAACTTGGGTAGATGCTAGTAGTGCTAATATCATCACTGTGTCTGCTCCGGGGATTGAACATGTGTGGGCAAACAAGGAAATGACACTTAAGTGCATCCTGTTAGCTTACGTGGTCATTTATGTGCCGGGAAATAATAGCTCATGATAGATGAAATGGACGGTGTGGAAGTTGCGGTGGACGAGCGTCCGCTTTACTACTTAGTGGTGTGTCCGGACACGGGGTCTCCAAGCGTAGAATTTTACGAAACACTAGACGGGCTAGCTACTAAGTTGATTGAGCTCCAAGATACTGAAGTTACCGTGATGCCTTTCTGCGGGCGGCGTTTGTATGTGTCAGAAGGTGAGCTGCGGTATCTATTGGACGATGGGCACGCAGATCCTATTCCTTTGTTTACAGTCCCGACGCCCAGCGACGGCGACTGGAAGGGGACGGTCCGGTTTGGCGCAGACACGCCCGATCCAGGAATCGCACTAGGAACCCCCGCGGATATTGTTGAAGAAGAGTCCGAGGAAGAGGAAGAAGAGGACTAACTTGCGCCCCTAAACAACGGGCGTAAATGCGTCACTATTACATAGAAGAATAATAGCCCACAGCTGCATATCGCAGTTGTGGGCTTTTTTATGTAAGTGGGGCGCGGGGCTGCCTGACGAGGCGGCCCCGCCCCTGTGTTTATTCATTTCACGGAGGAAACGATATGGACTGTGAACTATGCGGAAACGAAAAAGCTACCCAATACACAGCGACGGATTGGGGAGAAAGACATATTTGTGACAACTGCGCACCACAGGTGCAGTTAACGATTCCACGGGAAAGTCCCGGGTTATCCGAAAGTCCTGTGGAAGAGGATCGCTTTAAGACGGCCGCGGAGCGATTCTTGCAAGACTTGGGAATCCCCAGGAATGGAGAGCGGCCCCCCAATAACCCCAAGTAGAAAAGGAGTGAACATGCGGGTACTCGGTTTCGACGCTAACGGTAGCGTCATGCCAGTAGATGAACCTGGTGTGGTTCATCATTACCGCAACATCCGGCGTGTGCATCCGAACGGGAAGCATGCAAAGGTTGTTCTCGAGACCGAGCCGGGCGAATCCGGCGAGATCATTGAGATTAAGTGGACTGTCTTCCGGCGCTGTGTCAGGCGGGCAGAAGAAGTGAATTGACGTTTTTTAATTTTGAGGAGCCGCATTTTGGCGGGCCTCGTAGGAACCTTAAACCATTGACCAATAGAAGGACCAAGTTATGAACATTATCAACACTATTGAAGAACGCTACGAGCACGTGTTGCAGAGCTGTCGCGAAAACATGGCTACCCTTACGGGTAAGACCGTTTTTACAGTTCGACAGAACAGACGCGAAGGTACCCCGACCCTTTTTGAAAAGGCCGCCATTCCCATTGAGCACCTCCATGTCCTGGATCTGTCTGTGAAGCAGATGCCGAATGGCGATCCAGGCCTGCTCTTTCGGCTGAACAACGCCAAGCCTCCCACTACGCAATACGCGGATACGGTGGGAGTGGGCGGCCAGGGTCCGCAGCAGGCGTTGGCGATGTGGCTCAATAAGGAGCCCACCAGTGACGGCCGGGGTTCTTGTTTCGGCTGGGGCGATGAGCTCCTCGCCGTCGCCTTGACTATGGCGGAAGTGCTGGTTAGTAGTCCTGTTAACGGCCCCGTGCAATTGCCGCGGGTCCTTGGGACGAAGCCATCGCAGACGTTGTTGGAGTCTTTGCAGGCAGCTGCAGAAACTCCGGGAGACTACAGTGTTCTGCGGGCGCAGTGCAGCGGAGAGGTGACCTTTGTCTGTGAAGCGGAGCAGGGTCTTCCGGGCTATGTGCGCATAGTTCAGCAGTCGGATAGTTCCTCGCCGCTGTCACAGGAGTCTGTTCGGGCGGTTGCACTACCGGAAACTTCCGGCGCGGTGCAGGATGTTCCGGAGAGTGTGCCCCAGGGTTTCCAACCGCTTGTTGCGGAGGAAAATGTTCCCACCTGTGACGAGGTGGTGATCTTGCCCGGTACGCTCGCTGTTGTTACGGTTGGTCAGGTGGTCGAGATGGGTGACCCTATTTTGGAGCTGGACCCTGAAGCTGTGGGTCGTCTTTCAGAATCCCAAGTGACTGACTTGGCTGCGGTCGTAGAGTTTGCGGCACAATCGGGGCATTGTGCTGCCCTGGCTGTGGACACGCCGGTTATGCATATCGGCACGATGCCTCTATTCGCTGGTGTCGGTGCTACTATTCCTGCCGGGAAGCTTTACTTTGACATAGTCCAGATGGTTGGTGTCGATGGCGCCCCGGTTTACCAGGTTGTCGACACTGGCCGTGGGATTATGTCGTCGAGCAACTTGCGGGTTGATCTTCGACCAACCGCCATCTCATGGCCGCGTCAGTCGGATTTTGTCCGGCCGTCAGCAGCGACGATCCGGCAGCAGGAAACCCGGCAGCGGACTCGAAAGTTACGCGGACTTGGTGAAGAGGCTGCCCTTGCGCAGCTCGTTACCGAGGCCATCGAGTTGCCCAGTCGTGATTATGATCTAAAACTAGATCATCTCTCGTCGGGACCTTTCCCCTTGGGAGTGGATATGGCGAAAGAGGTCCATACCTTCTCTATGCATATCCGAATGGGGGATCACGCTGCGCGTACGCCGGCTGAAAAAGCAGTACTCATTAATGAGTACCTGCAGGGATTTTGGCAGTAGTTACTGTGAGAGCACCCGGAGCCATCACTTCGGGTGCTTTCTTCTTTTTGTACTGCGGACAGCTGTGATGGTAGTTGTCCGAAAATTAAGGAAGAGGTGAAACATGAAGTGGATCCTATGTGCGGTCTTAACCGCAGTGACTGCGGGTTGTGTTTGCGTACCGTGCGAGGGGGCAGAGTTGTTTGCAAGCCCGCCCGCGCGCATCGTGAAGGTCCATGGCCCGTGGATGTTAGTGCAACGCGGCGGCGAAAGCTGCTGGATGTACGACCCGTGTTACGCGACAAGAAAGTTGCAAGACTCGGGTAAGAAGGTGTTGAAAGACACCGTGAATGTTATTGGCTGTACAGTTGAGACAGCTGGTGACATCGTTGTTGGGGCTGGCGCCCTGGTGGTAGGGACGGGGCACGAGATTCTTCAGCGCACTCATTGCGCAGTGAAGTGTCTGGTGTGCCCTAAACGTCCGTGCAAACCTGCGCCGAAGCCCAGACCTCCGGAAGTACGGAAGAAGGACCTACGTCCTCCGACCATCCTTATTCCGGAGGATGACGGGAAGAAAGACTCGCCTGCCGCGCAAGCGACCAGGCGCTGGATATTAACAGTGAGGTAGCTCCTTGCTGAAGGGTGGTGGTGGGGAATCGGAAACCCGTACCCCTCGCCATCACCCACTTTTATACAACTGGCCTCGGAGGGTGTTTCGCCCTCCACGTGAAGAGGTAGTCGGACCAGGTCCTCACACGACCTCGCTCCGCGACGCCGCGCAGGACTTGGTCCTACGATCGGCATATTGAAAGCATGGAGGCGCCCTGATTCACCTAACAGTGATGAAGGGCGTCCCTGGTGCTTTCCACCCTACAAGCCCCGGAGAGGTCGCTCCTCCCACGCTCCGAAAGGCGGGCGTCCGGGCAAAGGCCGAGTGGCGGAACTGGCAGACGCTCAGGACTTAAAATCCTGTGTCCTCACGGACGTGCGGGTTCGAGTCCCGCCTCGGCTACCATAAACCTCCGGAGAGTGTTTCGCTCTCCACGTGATGGGGGTTTCCCCGGGCCATCCGCTGGTTTCGCTACGCGAAAACGCAGCTACTGGCCCCGGGGACCAGGTGCGATTGGAGCATAAGGGGTGACGAGCCACAGCTATCGGGACATTAGTCCCGGGACGCCTAGGGTTCGTTGCCCCTAAATTGCTCCCTCCCATCACACACGAGGTTTCTGCGCAGCTTGTTCGCTGCGCTCACTGCGCTGCGACGCTGCAGCCGGAGCTGCCGGCCTTCCGCGGCATTCTAAGCATAAGGGACGGCGGAGTGCCGGGGACAGTCTCCTCGCGCATAAACCGCCGTCCCGGATTGCTTTCTTTCAATTTTCCCGTTATGGGGTATTCTGTTATGGATAACACAGAGTCATGGTTTAGTACTGTTTGTGTGTGGGTGGTATCACTTGGTTTTTTTAGTCTGATTTGGAAAGTGGCGGCTCATTTTTTTGAATAATTCAATCCGCCAGTATGGCGGACAGGGCTTCGGCCCTTTTTTTTAGCTACCAGGGTTTAAGTACCGTGGCTGCCTTGGCCGCGCTAAGCTACACTTACGTGTGTATTATTGTGGGAGAAGGTTTATGGCGAAGAAGATCGTGGTGGATCCGTTTTTTGATGGGGTTGCGGTCCCGCCAACAGACGGCGAGGTAGAGTATGCTCCGGTTGAGGATACAGATATTGCTCGGATGTTGCCTCCAGGACCTAGCGGGTTACGCGGAACAGTTGTTCCAAAAGCCGCGGCTGACAATTTTGGCGCAACTACTGGTTGGCAGGCTGTAGCTCCTGTTAGAGCTGAGATGCATGTGGACCCAGATATACCAGGACAATCTACAGTTGTACGTTTAGATGAGATGGGTGCCGAGCAAATAGCGGCGGCGTTAGCGGCAACTGACGGCGTCGATCCCCGCGTTCGGGTGTCCGCAGTCTATAATGCTCTTTCAGAGGGTTCTGTAGCGCCTACCGCGCAGGAGCAGGTTGTCTCCGCGGATATGTCACCACGGGAGGCTGCGGTGGGACCTTTGCAGGTTTTTAACTCGTCTAAGTCAGCGCCGCCACATAATGAAGTAGTTCAGGCGCCTGATAAAATGCAAACAAGGCCGCCTACTACGTGGGTTACATTTGAGATTGACGGGTTTGGCGAGCATCGCGCACCGTATCACCGTGTTATACATAGCAACAGCGCCCTTGTGTTAGTGTATGATACTAGCTGTGAGGGGGCGCAGCGGTTTTTTCCGCGGACTACGGATCAGCCTCTGGGTGTACATATTGCGGGGGAGTCTGTGGCTTACTATGCGCACACCACCGGCATCGAATTTTCTGATGCTGGTGTTGACTATTGCGTACTGTTAGTGGAGCGCGAGGCTCCGTTATCTGCGGATTCCGATGACATGGAGTAATTAATTATGCTGGAAAAGAATGGAGAAATTCGTGAGGGGCTTACTCCTCCGGAAGAGTGTAAGGATAAGAAGGTCTCATTACCTGAAGCCGCAGAGGATCTTCTTAAAGAAGCTGAAGTACGCTTCAAAAGATTGGAAGATCATATGACTACGCGGTCGCATACGCGCGTGACTGAGAATCTTCGCTAGTACGGTCACCAAGGATGGAATGCGCTCATGGGCAGTCTCAACTCATTCGGTAACAACTCAACAATGTCTGGAAGAGGTTCGGAAGCATTTCCGGACCCTTTCTGTGATGTTTCATCGTTGTACATGCCGGAGACGATGACAGATGCGCTCAGGTGGTGTGAGTACATCTTCATGGCAAACGGCGTTTATCGTCAGGCGTGTGATCGTATTGTTTCCTACTTCATTACGGAGATAGAAGTAGTTGGCGACGATAGAGAAGAGAAGAATAAGTTTAAGGATTTTCTTTACAACCATGTAGGTATTCAAAACCTACTGCACACCATTGGCATGGATTACTTGTGCTACGGTAATTCCTTTACTAGTACGATTGTTCCGATTCGCCGGTATCTATCTTGCCCTAAGTGTGGATTAGAGCTGCCACTAGGAAAGGTCTTTAACGAGCCCGCCTTTAAATTTCAGTGGAAGGGCTTTGAGTTCATGGCTCACTGTCCCAAGTGTAAGCACAGCGGTGCTTGGAAGCACGTAGATAGGCGCGCACTTGAAGAAGAGAATCTGATTGTCAAGCGCTGGTCGCCGCATGAGATGGAGCTGCTGTACGACCCGTTGACTGATGATACTTCTTATATCTGGAAGATTCCGGAGGATTATAAGAAGCAGGTTAGAGAGGGAACTCTTTACCACCTAGAGCGCGCAAACTGGGAGATTATCCAAGCGGTTAAAAACGACCAGCATCTTCGTTTTGATAAAGACGTTATTTACCATATGAAAGAGGATGCGCTGGCTGGCGTGGAGAACCGTGGCTGGGGTATTAGTCGTGTGCTCTCTAACTTTAGGCAGGCTTGGTATGTTCAAGTTTTACATAGATATAACGAAGCAATCGCGCTCGACTACGTGGTCCCATTCCGCGTCCTCACTCCGATGCCAAGAGGAGGCCCAGGTGAGTTCGGCGATCCTGCCCTCACCCAGGACCTTGGAGGGTTTGCGGCCCGAGTCAATGGTATGCTCAAGAAAAGGCGCAAAGATCCTGCCGGATGGAACGTACTGCCTTTCCCAATCCAATATCAAGCATTGGGAGGTGACGCCTCTGAGTTGGCTCCTTACCAGCTCATCGAGATGGGACGTGACGACCTGCTGAATGCTGTTGGCGTTCCTGTTGAGATGTATAAGGGTACTTTGTCACTGACGACAGCTCCCGCAGCGCTGCGGCTGTTTGAATCGAGCTGGAGCCACCTCGTACACAACCTCAATTCGTTTTTAGGTGATCTAGTTAACAAGATTTCTCGCGCATTGTCTTGGGACGATGTGGAAGTGAAACTCTCGCGTGTTACACATGCCGACGACCTGAACCGACAGATGGCCAAGCTGCAGCTCATGATGGGACAGCAGATCAGCCAGACGACGGGGCTCAAGTCCGTGGGCATGGAGTTCGAGGAAGAGACGCGGCGCAAGATGGAAGAGGAGCAGTTTATCGCCGAAGAGACCGCCAAGATGCAGAAACAGATGGAGCAGATGTCTCAGATGGAAGAGATGGCTCCTCCTGGTGGCGCAGCTGGCGGCGGAATGCCCCCCGGTGGCGATCCTATGGCGGCTGGCGGTGCTCCTCCTCCAGGTGGCGATCCTATGGCGGCAGGCGGCGCACCTCCAGCAGGCGGCGCACCTCCAATGGGCGGCGCACCTCCAGCTGGTCCTATGGGAGAAGCTGCCACGCAGTTTAATGCGCAACAGCCGTTGCAGCCGCATCAGCCTATCACGCCAGAAGAAATGATGGCAAAGGCCAACGAGCTTGCGCAGCAGTTCATGGGTATGCCAGAGACTCAGCGGAAGTCTGAGTTGATCAAGCTGAAGCGTACAGATCCTACGTTACATAGTCTTGTGACTAGTGTGATGGATGATATTCGTCAGCAGGCTCGCACACAGGGACAGCAACAAGTCCTTGATCAACAGTATGGCGGTGGCCAGGGCGGCGGTGGGATGCCGCCCGGCGGTGCTATGTAACTATGGCGAATGATGCGCTTGTTGTAACAGGGGGTGGCGTTGGCAATCTTATCCAAGCTACTCCTCTGCTTGTTGCCGCGGCACATTTGCATAACAGTCCTGTTGACGTCTGGCTAGCAGGTGACGCTCCCTGGCTGGCAGACATAGTACGCGGCCACGAGTCAGTCCGGCGCGTATCCCACGTCCGCGAGGAGGCGATGGGGCCCGTAACAAAGTACACGGATGTGTACTACACCTTCCTTAGAAAAGGCGCAGAAGCGCGGAAGGTTCCTGCCACAAATTATCACGCAAGTTGGCACCCGCACTACCCGCGTCACGAGGCGGAGTGCGCAATGTCCGCTGTACGCGGCGCGGGTTATCACGGAGTTACGCCGCCGACATTTTGTTGTCACGATCTGTTTCCACGTGAGGTCCCCGCGGGAGTACTTGTGGGGCTTTCTACGGGGAGTAAGGTTGGAGAGCGGTGGAAGATAAAGCGTTATCCACCTGCGCGATATGCTGCTGTGTGCACGCTCATCCACCAAGAATTTCCCTTTGTGAAGTTCGTACACGCAGGGGTTTCATCGGACGGGGCGATAGTTCACCCAGAGGTTACGGACTTTCGCGGGGTTGGTACTATACGTGAGCAGTTTGGTTTGGTGCGGATGTGCACAGCGTTTATTAGTAATGATTCCGGACTTATGCATGCAGCAGCAGCGCAAGGCATCAAAACATTTGGTATATTTGGTCCGACAAATCTATGGAAGAACCTTCCCGCGGAGAATACAACTCCAATTTGCTTAGCAGAGGGTGTTCTTTCGTGTATGCCTTGCCAGAAAGCGTCAGGGGGGCACGGGTTGGGTCTAAGGACGGACGGGAGCAAGTGCGCGCACGAGTGCATGGAGTTGCTTGCTCCGGAAGTTGTGGCGGCTCCAGTTATCTCTTTTTTGCGTGGTATATTTCATGAAGTTCACGATAGTGATGACAGTGTATGAGCGGGAAGAACTTTTTTTACACGCGTTATACACTGTTATTCAACAAGACTATTCTAACTGGGAACTAATCGTTATTGCGGATGGGCCGCATCCCAATATTGAGCGTGCGGTGGGCCTGGTCAAGCAAGATACATACCAGGCTTTTTGGGACCGCGCTAACCTTTGTGATCGCATCTCTTATCACGAAGTTCATAAAAGCCCAGCTGGTACAGTTGGTAATCCCTTGCGCCGGCTCGGCCTGGAGTTAGCTACGGGTGACTATATTTGTTTCGTAGGTCATGATTGTTTAATTGACAACAATTATTTGAGTACGCACAAAGAGTTGATAGACAACAAGAAAGAAGTCTGTGTCTCTGTTGTGTCTGTGTTGTATTGGACGATCTGGCCTAATAAGCAAGTTATGTACGCTGATGCCCCTAACTGCTCGCCGGAGATTCCTGAATTTGTCGGGCGTATACCTTGGAGTTTCACCGGTAAGATAGATATGGATACCGCAGAGTCCGGGGAGGCGGATCTTACCTGTTTTTGTTTTCCTGTTGTAGAAGCACGTCAAGTAGGTGTGTTCTCTCCTGATTTAGATGAAAAATATGATGCAGATTTTCGATCGTTTTCTAAGCTACGCGCCATAATGCCTGTGGTATTTACATCCAAGCCAGTGGCTGGGCATTTTTAGGAAATTGGTTCATGACTAAGGTTTTTTGTATTGGTTTGTACAAGACTGGCACCAAGACAATTGCGCAGTGTCTTCAACAGTTAGGGTTTAATCACCATAAACCAGATAAGGATTTTGCGCACGCGCTCTCTCGTAAGATTTTGAACGGAGACTATGCGGCGGCATTTAAACTTGTTGAAGAGTACGATGCATTCGGCGATTGGCCTTGGCCGCTTATTTATCCGCAATTAGCGCGCAAGTTTCCTGAAGCCAAGTTTATATTGACGCTCAGAGAAAGTGAAATTGCGTGGCTGCGCAGTTCTATTCGACATGCATATAGCGCATGGAAAGACGGGAGCTTGGTGGAGCATCTTGAGTTTATTGATTCTGTAATAGGTGCAGATGCTGTTAGGAGCCAGGACCGTTTTCTGCATTACTACAGAATGCATGCATGGGCGGTTCGGCATTTTTTTGAGAACTCATTGCAGGAGCCAAATCGTTTACTCGTTATGAATTGGGGGAACAAAGCTAGCGAGTGGGGCGCATTAGCTGAGTTTCTTGGGAAACCTATACCAGATCCGGATGTTCCGTTTCCACATGAGAATAAAAGTGCGTCAAATTTATTAGCAGATAACGAGGCGAAGCTAGCCGAATTAAGGGATGTCATTGGATTAAGTGCTGCAGTATCTGCAGAGGAGTGCCACGTTCCTTTGATGTCGCCGGGTATTTCATGGCCTGCCGTTGAAGTAGGCGAGCTGGAAGTAACTCTTCTTGATTCTACGGGTGTGCTTATTCTTAGAAATGTTGTTCCGCCAGAAGTTGTTGCGCAGGCTAATGAAGTAATAGACGCGCACTTTGAGGAAGATTCCGCTGCGTGGTCTGATAAACCGTTAGACACGGGGTGCCCAAGCAAGTTTAGGTTTATGGAACTTGACCCTGTTTTTCTTGATTTAATGGAAGCTCCGTGCTTCCTTGAGCTGGCTACCTACTTTTTAGGAACGGGGTTTCGATTTGACCACGCCCTGGGGCAGCAAATGGTCCCTAAATTGGACGCTTACGCAAATCTACACGGCGGCCCACAGCCACGACGGAACGCGATAATTTTTTATGTACCAGGGTTACCGCTTGATCGCGGAGTTGTACGAACATCGCAGCTTAAGATGTCCGTGCAGCTTACTAGACAAGGGCCCGATACCGGTGGTTTCTGTTATATCCCGGGGTCGCACACCAGTGCCGATTACAAGGATGTTACTACGTTGGCTAATAGCTTCGGTAAGTTGCAGTCTACTGGTGATGTTGTTGTACCTGAGTTGAATCCAGGGGATGTGTTTATATTTCCTGAATCTTTAGTGCATGGGCGCACTAAGCAAAAAGGATTACGAAGAACACTACACTACTCTTACACATCTGGGTTTTCTTCTTTTATGGCGTACGAGGAAGTGGCTCGTCCGTTGCTTTCCTGTGCGCGCACAGAGGTGCAACAAAGTTTATTGCGGGCACCCTATACGATGGTAGAAGACCCGGTGACACACGCAGGCGCCGCACGAACGCCAACGGTAATAAGTTAATGCTTTACTTTATCGTGCCTACCAAGATAGGCTCCGCAGAGGGCGTACGCGGTGCTAATATCTTGTCTTGTCTTTCAGCGACGGCAGCTGTTATTGGAGATATTTCTGTTAATGTATTTGACGTTAACTCTGATGTATTTTGGAGGGATGCTCGTTTTACAGCACTTCCAGCGGAACTAAACCTGTGTCCGTTTGTGCATTGGAATAAGAGCCGGGTTTTGAACTACGCGTTAAACGTGTTGCCTCCGGATGCTATTGTGTTCGTGCTAGACGCTGATGTGGTGGTACCAGAGAACTTAGCTGACATTATTCTTAATGTTGTTAGGCCCGGGATTTTAATCTTTCCGGTGTGCTATTCTTTACACAAGGATGTGCTTCTACCACAGAAGAAGTACAAAACTGCCTCGGCGGTAACTACCGACCTCGGCGATTGCGCTAATCCACAAGGGGATGCGCAGGGGTGGTGGAGGTATACAGGAACAGGTCTTGTGGGCGGGTACATCTCTGATTTTAAAAAGTTGGGGGGCTACTCTACTGAGCTCGGCGTATGCTGGGGCGGGGAGGACACGCTTCTATTTGCGCGGGCCTCTGCCCGGGCTAGCGTTGTACGTGTTTGTATTCCGGGCCTTTACCACCAGTGGCACCCGCCGAGCGCGGGCGCTTCGTTGCTTGAAAAGAAGAAAGAGGTGGCACCAGAGTTAAAAGATGAAATAGACGCGCTGCTTGCTGGCGGTTTTTCTACTAAATTAACAACGACAAGCGAGCTGCCGGCCAGGTTATTTTCGTAAACGGTAAATAAGGCTTCTTCTTTGCTCTCGGTCACTGCTATGCTAAACTTATCTAAGTTAGCTACTGACCCATTTTATGTTGAAAGGATTCAATCATGATTAAAGGCGAACGCGTTCCGAACCGCTCTGACCACGAAGCCGCTTGTCCCCAGGTTTTCAAGGAAACACCTAAGCCTGTTAAGGCAGCTGCTGCTCCCAAGAAGTCCAAGAAAAAGGTAGATGTCGAAGAAGTAGTTGCTGAGGAAGTAGTTGCTGAGGAAGTAGTCGATGCGGAAATAATTGAAGATGCGGATTCCGACGATTCCGACGATTCCGACGATTCCGACGGCGACGACGGCGACGAGTTTTGAAGAGATATTAACAGGAGAAAACTGATGGCAGATGATTTGAATGAAGGTGTTAACGAGGAGCCGGCCCCAGCGCCGGAAGCTCCTTCGGATGATCTTGGTGCGGACCTTGGTGACCTGGGTCTTGAGGATCTGGACATCCCGATTCCGCCAGAGACAGCATCTTCAGATGAGATTGAGGACACGTTCGATTTTGATACGGCGTTCAAGTTCTCGTTTGTTGGCGTAGGTCAGGGCGGCTCTCGCTTAGCTGAGTCTTTTTATAAGATCGGCTATCGTCGTGTGGCGGCTATCAATACTACGCTGCAGGATCTCACAGCTATCTCTATCCCTGATAAAAACAAGTTGGACATCGGGGGTGGCGGGGCTGGTAAGGATCCTGCTGTTGCAGCTGCTGCAATTGCTGATAAGGACGAAGACGTTTATGACGTATTGAAGCGGTCTTGGGGCCGGGATACAGACTATGCAGTCGTTTGCTTGGGTGCTGGTGGCGGCACTGGTGCGGGCGCTACTGAAAAGGTTGTCGAAGTTGCTCGCCGGCTCATGGATGAAAATGGGCGGCCCGTTCGTGTCGGGGTGATTGTAGCTCTACCCAAGAATAGTGAAGGGCAGAAGCCCGCTAAGAATGCGCTGTACACGATTGAGAAACTGTCGGCGATGGGCGTGAGTCCTGCTGTGATTCTTGATAACGAGCGCATTCGTGAGTTGTATGATCCGGTTCCTGCTAAAGAGTTTCCGCTGGCTAACAGCTCGATTGCTAAGTACCTACACTTGTTCAATCGATTGGCGGCTCAAGATTCTGAGCACACAACGTTTGATCGCGCAGATCTGTCTACGTTGCTTGACAGTGGTGTGGTGGCGTTTGGTGCGCAAAAGATCTCGGAGTGGGGCGATGCCCCTGCTATCTCTGCGGCTATCCGTCAACAGTTGAGGAAGAACATTCTCGCGTCTGTTGACTTGACCCAGGGTCGTAAGGCCGGTCTTTTGTTTGTTATGGGCCGTGAGGTTTACGATCAGATTAAGTCATCCACTTTGGATCATGGCTTTGAGATGCTTAATCGTATCCTGGGAGAGGACTCGATAGTGTATCGAGGAGTATATCCTGGCGGTGCCGCAGGCCTGACAGCGCTTACTATGATCGGTGAGTTGAAGTGGCCGCGCGAGCGCCTGCTTGAACTAGCTAAGATTGCTGGCGTTGATAAGGGTGAAATTGAAAACTGGCTTGGCGTATAAGGAGCATTACGTGGACAATCAAGATCTTTTCGAGTATCTCTACGATACTTATATGCAGGAGCTATCGGGTGACAGTGGCGCAGTATCTGAGGGTTCTTTTTCTATGGCAGATGATGCTGCCGTTAAAAAGTTCTGTGAGTTTGCGCGAGCGCACTTAGAGGTCAACGCGCCTATAAGTATGGGGTTCGAGGACACGGGCGTGGGCTTTCAGTTGCAGGACGGAACTCACCTTGTGTTTGTGGAGCAGCGCTCGAACCAGCCCGACACCCCCGACGGGTCAATTCCCGTTACTATGGCGACTACATCAAATCGCGGCATGTCTAGTATGCGCTCAGGGGACGACTCAGTAGCTATTACTGAAGGAAAAGAAGGAAACGATAAAAAATGACGGCGAAAGCGTCGCTTCCTTCAGAGTTGCTGGCAACCAGTAAATTAAAGCTCGTACATCTGGAAGTTACTTCTAAGTGTAACCTCCGCTGTACGTACTGTGCGGTTAGCCAGCCTGAGTACAAAGGGTACGATTTAAACGTATCCAATTTGCCTGGCATCGTCGCTGACCTCAAGCGGCTGGGCGCCGAGACTATTAGTCTTAACGGTCATGGGGAGACCACCTTTCATAACGATTGGAAAGATGTCTTTGAGGCAATAGTCGGTAATTTTCCCAGGACAGAGATTACTACTAATTTAGCACGTAATTATTCTGATGAAGAGATAGAGCTGTTATCTCGTGTAGATGTTATCACGGTCAGCTTAGACACCCCCGACCCGGTATTACTGAAAGACACGCGCAGACATGTGGATCTCGGCGTGGTCTTGACCAATATAGCTAGGATTCGAGGGGCCGCGCGACATCGCCCTGCCGCAAAATCTGAAACCGATCATAGGCCGGGTTATATGAAATTACTCGGGGTTGATCCTGCTGTTGCTCCGGATGTTATTAGTGCTACGGGCACAGATCCCTACTGGGCTCATAACGCTTACAGGATTACTCCTCGGTTTATGTTTAGTTGTGTCGTTCACGATAAGAATGTGCTGACACTTCCAGCGCTCGCACATCTTGCCGTGGCTGTTAATGTTTCACACGTCATATTTTGCAATATGACAAAATACAAGGATCTCCCGGGGGTCGTGAATGTTCAACCTGTGAGTTCTTTGTCGGACACTGATGCGCTCATAGCTGCGCGGGAGTCTTTGAAGCTGGCAGAAGGAATCCTTCTTAGGAATGGATTACATCCTGATGTTCAGGACAGTCTGCCAGCGTCTATTGATGAGGCTATCGCTAATAGTTGGCGCAAAAAGGCGGCTCCGCGCCCTTTAACAATTGCCACCGTTAAACAACCACATGCTGCACTGTTATCTGCGCAACGTAATTTCAGGATGCCTGAAAAAGGAGAGACCCGGGATTGCTTAGATCCGTGGAACTTTTCAATTATATATGCAACTGGAAAGGTTGCTCCTTGTTGCTGGCATGACTCGATGTATACGCTTGGTAAGGACGGATCTCTTTTAGATATCCTCTCAGCCGAAAAAACCGTTAAACTAAGGAAGCAGTTACTAACAGGGCGGCTTAATAAGTTTTGTAAGACGTGCCCTGCGCGTGGACTAACTACCACGGACGACCTGCGAGAAAAAGTTGCTGCGCGGGACGACTAGTAGGAGTCAAGGATGATTATTGCTTTTGGTCACCGGCGTAGAGTCGGTAAGGATGTAGCCACGCGTGCGATGATTGACATGCTTGCCGCGCGGAACATACCTGCGCTGCGTGTTTCCTTTGCCGATGGCCTTAAGGAAAGCTGCGCAGATATATTTGGGTGGGCCGGGTTACAGGGGCCGGGGTTTTACGAGGAGTACCCGGTAGAGAAGGAGGAGGTGTTACCTGACCTGGGGTTATCCCCGCGGACCATCTGGATAGATGTGGGTAATAAGTTACGGGAAGTATATACGGATGTGTGGATTGACTTGGCGTTACGCCAATCAGAGGGCCGTGAGGCTGTTATAATCATTTCTGATTTACGCTATCCCAATGAAGCTGCTAAAGTTCGTGCTATGGGTGGGGTTCTTGTTAAAGTTACTAGGGACGTAGCGCCTGTCAGCAATGATGTGGCTGATGTAGCGTTGGCCGACTACACTGAGTGGGATATGACATTGACTAACAACGGCACTAGAGAAGAGCTGCAGAGCCAGCTGGTGTCTTTAGTAAATATAGTGGAGACATTGCATGGCCTTCCTACGACTAAAAAACAGCCCAAAACGGGTGAAGATTGATGCCCCCGTGGATGGGCTTAGAGCCCGTGCATGGGAGATTCATAGCAATGGCTACGTGGTCTGTAGGGAGACTATTCGTGTAGGAACCACGTCCGCTCGGCGTAGCACTTACCTCCATCGGTTAATAATGCAACCAGGGCGGGAACAAAGGGTTCGATTTAAGAATGGAAATCCGTTAGATTGTAGGGAAGAGAACCTATACGTGGTGGGGCCGCCTGACGAGCCACCTGCGGACGCGCCTTCTTTCGATTAACTACGTGCCGGGCGTAGGAGAGCATGGATGCCATATAAGTCTGATGCGCAACGTCGTTACTTCAATGCCAATCGCGATGAGCTCGAAGCTCAGGACGTTGACGTAGACGAATGGAATGATTCCAGCCGGGGCAAGAAGCTTCCCGAGCGCGCAAAGAAGAAGAAGCGCAAGAAGGAGGCTGCCGACAAGTTAACCGAGCAGCAGGTGCGGCAAAATATTGCTAACGCCACTACCCAGGAGGAATTGCTGGGCGCACATAAGCCAGTAGATCCTCTGCATGTGCCCAAGACTGTTGCTAACTCAGCACTCACGTTTGGGAAAAATGTGGGGAAGCATGGTTGGCTAAATGCTCTGGGGCTTCGTAACGTGAAAAAGCAGGAGATACCGCCCACGGCAGAAATGGCTAAGGCTGCTTCCATCAAGCTAGCCACGTCCCGAGTTCACGGGACAGGCCTGTTTACTAATGTAGACATTAAGCAAGGTACAAAGTTTGCCCGCGCCATGGTGAGGATGCGAGGCAAGGACGCTCAATCGCGTTAC